TTAGTTCTTGGTAAATTTGCTTAATTGCTTTGACACTTGGTTTGGGCTTATTTCCCAAGCTTTTGCTATTTGGTGAACTTTTACTCCATTTTCTTTAAGTCGCAGCATAATCTCTAGGTCTTTGGTCGTAAGAGTTTTTTGTGGTGACGCATTTAGACTGCTATCTAGTTGATTTTCGCTTAACGTTCCTTGAAAAAGGTGGTAGGGATTTACGCAGCTAGGGTTATCGCACCTATGGCACACGGGTAACTTGGAATCGTCTATGAAGTTTTTGTAGGAAATTTTGTAAGCTAATCTATGGGCCATCCATCTTCTACCGTCTCGTCGAGATTGCCCATAACCTGCTCGATCCTTTCCTTTTAGCCATAACCAACACTCCTCAGGAGTTTTAATTAGAGAAGCCTTCCAGAAATGGTCCTCATCCCACCCTGGGACATCCGGTCCATGTTTGTATGCGACGGTTTTTCTGTATTGATACTTATCCCAGGAAAACGTTTCTAAATTAAGTGATCGTGCAACTTCTTTGCCTGCATTAATTGCCTTTTGTAGATTCTCTGTTTTTGCAGGTAAGTCTAAAGCTATTCGACTTTGACGAGGTATGATAGCCGTTTGGTCCCTGGGTGGTAACGTGCCGCGCAGATGTAATGACGATCTAACCACCTCTATAGTTAGTTTTTTCTTGCCCCAGCGGTATTTGCTTAATTCTTCGTTAGCTATTGCTAGATACTCACCGAAATCGTCAGCCGGTTCGGTTAAAGATACAATACTATTCACAATCTTACTTGTCTAAGGTTGTCATTCCCTGGGCTGTTCCACCAGCGCCGGGGCTCTTTTATTATATCTGAAACTACTGTCATTAGGGACTTTCACTGGTTTGAGCCCAGTACCGTCCATAGGTTTCAGAGATTAGGTAAGGGTCGACGACTAAATGAATAGTACTAAGTTAAGCCCAGCACTCAACTGGGATTTTTTTGTTGGTGTGTTACCTGGTGCCATAGTTTCTAGCGATCTATAGCCACGTGTAACTATCTGTGGCAAGCTGCCACAGTCTGTATCATTCTGCTAGCCACCAGGCGTTTAACGTGGTCGATCCACTGGCTACGGTTGCCGTAATTTCTAGTGATTCGATCGAACCGACGTTATAGCGAATCCAAACATAACTTCCTGATGGGCCAGGATCAGCGGGTAAATTCGTTGGATCACCATTGGTTTTTCTTACAAGCGCGGTCGCATTTCCAGTTTGATCAGCTGTATTAGTTGAGTAATCTGCGGTAGAAGTTGCTTCTGGAAAATGAAATCCGAAACTACTATTCATACGGATTTTACTTTGGAAGCTGTTTAATGCAGTTCCTCCCAAATTTTGAACAATTAACCCAACTCTTGATTTTCCTCGGCAATCAATAGTTACCACAAGAGTCTCCTCATCTGTGACTGAAAATGATAATTCCGATCCTTCTGAATACGATGGACCTGATCCACCGCTACCAGACGCGATCGCAATCAATTCTCGTAATGCACCTTTCAGTAACGCGATCGCGGTAGATGATCCGGTTTCATCCGTTGCCGCTGCATCCGCGATCGCTCCAATTGCATCCGAAAAAAATTTATGGCCAATAATTTGGTTATTAGATCCATCGAGGCCTAGATCCTCACCTCGAATTTTACGAAGCGTTGAGTCACCGTCCAAAACTGAGTAATCGAAATCGGACATAGTAAATCCTCACTAAACTAAAGCGATCGCAGATTTAGACCTGCGATAGTTGAAATACAAATTGATATCAGTAATCAAGAACGGTGCACTTTCTTTCCAAGCGGACACGCCACCCGTTAGGTAGACGCTGGCAACCCGCGCATAGTAGGTACCAGGTAGCAAATTTTCTAACCGTGCATTGGTTCCGGTAACCGTGCGAGTTTCAGACCAAGCGCCTGCAATTCCACGTTTGTATTGGTACTGGTACGAAGAAACGAATAAATCTCGATTCCCGCTACTATCGGTAGGCTCAACCCAGGTGATATCTAAGGTAAGTGTTGTATCAACGGTGATATCTCGTAGCCCAACTGACTTTGGTGGAGGAACTACGGACGGAATTCTAATCGGTGGGTTAATAGGCTGTATTGCGAACCCAGTCTCTATTAGATTTTGTTTTTGGTCGTAGTACTCACCCGCTACGATCTCCACGACGCTTTCATTGTCTGTTTTTGCTCGCATTCCTAAGACTCGAAAGAGCTTTGGAGCAATTACATTGATACTCCAGGTTGCCCCCGGTGTTGGTACTCGCGGGAATGGGGTTGTGACTGATATCGTTTGGTGTGTCCCCGGTGAATTTGCGATCGCACGCTGATGTAGTCTAAGTTCTTCCGCTACAGTAGGGATCGTTAATTGCAAAGTAAATGTAGCTCCAGCTGGGAGGACTACAGGGGCATCAAGGTTAATTTCAGTTGTCGTACCCGATAAAACTAACCCGGCATACCGTTGATTAGGTTTTTTCCAATCGTAAATTTCAATAATGTCCCCTGGCCGGAATTTAATTCCGAATATCGCCATGGAAAACGTACAGGTTTCGGTTTCATATAGATCGGTATAGATCTTCCGTCTGCCAGCACGAACAGCTTGCCCCCGAGACGTGCAACCTGGTGCTGTGATATCAACTTGCCGAATCCCATATCTATCAATAGCTTCTGTGACATCAACGGGTTCCATCGCCCGACGATAGTTGTCTCCTGGATCATTCCAAACCACATTACAGATACTGTTTCGCGAACGGATATCAGTTGATGCGTAAGTAAATGTTCCGTTTGTCACATTGGCATTAGTAACTTGGCTTATGGGCGATCCGGGTCTATCTTGCCAAAAATAAATCTTGTCCCCACCCCAGTAATAACGAGCGTTACAAGCGTTTAGTAACAGTTGGATCTGATCATGCGCATCTTCCGTGGATTGCATGACGGTATTACAGAGATAGCGGCGTTCAACTCCACCAAATCCATCAGGGATTATCTGATTGTTATGAACACTGACTTCATACAGAGATGCAAGCGAAATTTGATTAAGTGAGATTCGGTTTCCTAATCCGAATCGTTCATTAGTGAGGAGTTCAAGTAACTGCCAAGCTGGATCAGATACAGCTTGCGCCGAACGATACAGCCCCATATTCCACGAACCGGAAAAATTTAATCCCCCATCTTCAGTAACAACTGAATTCGTTGGTATCCGGCATCTCACTCCACCTACAAAATACGAGCGTGATGGAACTGAGTTAAACTGCTCCGCTGCAAAGCTTTGAGCAATGATCGCACTATGCGGATAATTTAATTTTTGTTCAATGACTTCTGTATAGGACTGCCACCGAACAATCCGTTGAACCTTCGTATCTGCGGTATCGGGGGAGTTTGACTCAACCCTGATTGTGAATGAATCAACCGTACCCCCGACAGTGTTAACGGGAAAGTAATAGTCATACTCTGTAAGGGATTCAAACCGAGATGTTATATCCCGATTCAGCCGTAGAACAAACGGCCCATTTCCCTGTTTGATAAATATTTTGGCGTTAACCGATTCCCCTGTGATGTCGCCATCATCTTCAAACCGTTGGAGCTGATAACCCAAACGAACTCGAATCGCATCAATTTGATTGTTAATAATCTGTCGGGTAATTGGAAACGTAACGGTGATATCTTGACCTACCGACACTTCAGATCCAACTTCATCCCCAAAACCAGGAATAACAGTCTGTGTCTGTGACCCAGGTCGCCAGTTGACTTGATAGTTTGAGAAGTTTAATGACCCATCTGCGTTTCTAACCGGTGTATCGTCCAGAAAGATGTTTTCTCTGATATCCTGGCCCGCTTTGAATCCCTCGATAGGCCCTTCAGAAACCAGTTCGATAATTTTGATCGTGGCCCTGGATAGTGCCGTAACGTCTTCTTCGTTAGGCGATCCGCCAGACTTTCCACCACCACCATTGTGAACTCGAATACCATGTTCACCAACTAAAAAGGTATGATGTTTCTTAACTTGTAAGTTATAGACGGTATCCCCTTTCTCAAGGAGATTGATGTACTCAACCGGGCGAATACCCCCTCGTCGATCCTTTAATCCCGCATCCCGGTTAAGTTTTCCAGCGTATTGGAACGCGTCCAGGTCATCGACGTAAAACCAATGGTTCGGTGTTGTCGTGACTGACCCGCCCCAATAATGAACTTTTAGGATTCGCTTACTTTCGTGCTTATGCGTTGCCAGCACTTCAGTTTGACGAATTTTTCCTTTGTAATCGAAGGCTAAAATAGACTGCCCGACTTCAACCGACTCGATAGGGATCGTGCCCGAGGGTGTCCATACGTCAGTGCCCGCGACGAAACAGCCACCACCACCCGATCCTTTGATTAAGTAGTCAGTTAGTATTTCGTCTGGCACAATGTAGCTTAAAGGCTAAAGATATTCACTAATTAGTTATTATATGTCATTAAATCTAAATGATTCGGTTTGGGTTAGATTGACCCCTCAAGCTAAAAATCTCATAGTGAATAGAGAGTATCTATATGCTCAAGAGTCTGACGGATGGTCAAAGTGGCAATTATGGGTGCTGATGAATGAGTTTGGACCTCATATGGTGATGGGATTTAATAATCAACTTTTTGAAAATAATGAAATTTCTTTAGTGAATCCACTCAATGGCTAATCTGCCTACGCTGACGCTATCCCCTAGCTGGGATATATCAGAATCAACCCGCATTCCCTATAGTGAATCTGAACTTGGGGATGGCTATGTCTCACGAGTTAACAAAACGATTTCGATCGCTCGTCAGTGGAATATTCGTAGAGTAGGCTTGACAACGGTTGAAAAGGATTCATTAGTTACTGAATTATCCCTTTACACGGGTGTTGATGCGTTTTTATGGTCTCCACATCCGCTTTTACCCAAATCAGCTTATTTCTGTGATGATTGGTCTGTTTCCCCCTTAGGTCCAGATGCTTGGGAAATCACGGCACTATTTAAAGAAGACGTAACCGGAGAGGAATCTAGTTTTGCTGAGTTACTAGATGATGTAGCAATTGACTCAATGCTAGCAGGATCGCTGCAATGGCTTCAGACCTACACACGCGACACGCTTCCGCTCGCTGCCAATTCAGACTACGTAACGGTTAACGCTTTCCACAACGTACTAGGACGTGGGGGTTATTTCCCTGGTAGTGCCGGAACAACTGAAGGTCAGGCCGCCTTAGGTCGGGCCTGTATGGAAGCGTTCTTCGTGAGTGGGGATGTAGCTTGGAAGAATTATGCGATCGCACTCGGGAACGCTTTGATCGAGTACTACTACAACGATCCTGTGCCAGCTCCAGGAAGTGAGTTCAACACCATTTGGCTCAGTCACTGGCTGATCAATGTAAAAGAGAGCTTTGTGAGTCGAGGTCCGGCTAACACGGTAGATCCTTTGAATTACGGGGATTTTGGACGCACAATCAGTTTTACCAATGGTGTAGGTGTGATTCCAAACGGTAACCCGAGTGATGGAGAACTTCTAGCAGTTGTCTATAAGGTGTATTCGGTTGATGGAATTCTCCTTTGGCAGAATGTAGACGCTCCGCTCGTAGCCGGAACCGAATATCAGATTGAGTACTTCGTAAGTGATTTTCAACTCAAAGGCCAAAATTATCGAATATTCCCCGATACAGAGGCATCTGGGGGAACTCCTCCCGTTGCAACAGCAGAAACAGCTGGACTGATCAAGCTAACAAGTAATTACACAGGTAGTGCAAAATTAGTCTATTCCACATATTCAGGACCTGTGATTCAAGTAAATCAGACGTTTGAAGCTTGGCCTGTCTGGCGCAGGCTACTTTAACCATACGGAGAGACTAAATAATTAACTTTTAAGCTAAAATTGTACTGCAAATGCAGGTACTTTAAGTTAATATGACTACTATAACCATTAGGCTACCTGAGTCTGAAAAACAAAAGCTCAAGCAATATAGCTTGGTCGTTGAAAGAACTCAAACCGATATTTTACGCGAGTTTATTCGTAGTTTAGAAATTGATAGTGATTAATATGCCAGAACCTTTTAGTGAAGATGAAATCCTAAATAATCACTTCCATTTTAAGGATGTTAATAGCTCATCGAAATTTGAGATTTTTAAGTCTCGGCTTCAACAACTCGCGTGTACTGACCTTCCATTTAATGAGTGGAAATTTATTACTTCTTATTATGAAGAGGAAGAGTACATGGCAGGTGAAATTTCGTGCCTTTGCACTCATGGCGAGAGATGTACAGACGTTATTAAGCATTTCAATTATCTTAGTAATAGATTTAACCATGACGGTAAGGTAATCCGGGTAGGTTCTAGGTGCATAAAGAAACTCCCTGAGATTGCACCCGACGCAATAATTTTTAGCTCTATAAATAACCCTAAAATTAAAGGAATCTCAAAAGATGCAATTATTAGGGCGTATGAGTTGGGGTTTATTAATGAGTTTGAATATGGTTTTGCGCCCAATGCAAATAAGCGAACGAGTTTGAGTGATAAACAACATATAGTTCTTGCAAAGATAAGGGCTCAAATATCTTTGTTAGTTGCACCAATAGCTAAAAAACATCTTGAAAATTTTGCAAAATTACATCGACCAAAATGGATAAAACTAGTTGATGTATATGGCAAATCAATACACAAATTAGCTAAAAGAAATGTTCATTCTAGATTAATTCGTCACTTTTGTAATATGTTAACTGACTATTTTTTATATTTACGTTTGGACGATGTGGATATAGAACTATCACCACAAAACACTAAACATTTAATTAGTATTTTCAGAGCATAAGAGATTTTTCAGCTACGCAGATCTTGAATATATTAAGTTCGTTACTTTAATTAGGGAGTGAAATTATGGATTACATTAAATATATTAGAAATATTAGTGGCACTACTAATCAAAATTTTTCTAATCAGGAGTCAAAAGAAATTGTTAGAGCAATAAAAAATAATAGAGTATATAAAAAATTAAATAGTAAAAAGTATAGATCAGTTTCTAATTATACTGATTATAAAGATCTATGCTTTGTGCTCACTTTAAATAATATGAATTCAAATCCCCAGAATCGTGATGAGGATGTTCTTGCTAGAGGAATTGCTAATTTTTGTTTAAGTCGTGAGCATCCAATTTATTGGGTATCAAAAGAACTTTTTACAGCTTTAATTAATACAAAAGTACCCAAAGTTTTTAACGAGATTAAAAAAACATTAGATAGTTTTGTATTAATGCTCCCTAACAACGCAATGTATGGGCATACTGGCGATCATTGTGGTTGTTTATTAGTTAACCACTTTCTTAAAAATGAGAGTATAAAAATAAAACCTTTTTTATTCGACGAATTCGTCGAAGACGAATTTAAAGGTAAAAGTGAATACATCTTTCATAGTAGCGAAACAGGTAATTTAATGGTTGTTGGAGTTCCAATTTTAGCGCCTAGACCGTGGTATTCTTCCAATATTATTTTTGAGCGTGAAATGCCAGAAAATACGGATTATAGGTTAGAAAATTTCGTCTATAATCTAATTCTCTATCTTCAAAACTACGAAGAAAAAATCACTACTGATTCCAGTTCTACTGGGTTTAGAGTTAATAAACAGAAATTAAAAGCTAAGGACGTTGGACAAGGCTATTCGCCTATCCGATGGTTAGGGAAAGGGTATAAAATTAAATACGAATCAGGCTCACCCGGCACCCATAAATCGCCCGAAACACATATCAGGATGGGTCACTGGAGAAAGCAACCCATTGGCCCAAGGGACAAAGATGATCATAAAATGATCTGGATTGAGCCTATGCTTGTGAATGCAAATTAACTAATTAGATAATTAGAGTCATGCATCAAATAACTAAGTCTGACATCCAAAAAACGTTCATTAATGTTGATCTTCATAAAGAACCAGATTTAAGGTTTGCAGGTGTTAATCAAGGACGGAAGGGACTTTGGTTAGTAACGCTTGATATATTCTTCCCGCGACTAGATATTCCCGTTTCTACTAATATCGATGACAAGGATACTGAAAAGTCAATATTAGTGAGGTATATACGAGAATCCCGTAGGTATCTGAGTACAGCGGAATTAGTGCCGACAGGGTCTAGCATAGGTAGGGCTTTATCTACACTAGACCTGGGATCGAAATTAAAAGAATTACGAGTAACATCTGGATGTATTGATAACGAACCTGATCGACATTTTGGAAATTACATCCAAGAAACAACTAATTTAATACTGACTGACTTTAGATATAACTTAGACCAACCGTATAAAAAAGATATTGTTAGAGAAGCCGGAAATAGTATTTCTTGTACATCTATCAATTACGACTTATTTATGGCTCACGCTATGGATAATTTTATAAGTAATGAAGATTCAAATCCTAGGATTTCCATTCCTAACCATTTCAATCAGTGTGGGTTTGAATATGATTCTCTATCACCCTGCGCTCATTTTATGGGAGTTAGACACAATCCGATAACTACTAAGTGGGAGAATGTATACCCAACTAATGGCCTTTTTTATGCTTTAGCGTTAGCGGAAGCTGCTTTTTACATTTGGATGAGTGAGAGGGTGTCAATAGAAAAGCTATTAAGTGTCTGATGGCCACAGGAGAGATACAATTTGCGTTCGATGTGGGAATCTGGAGCTGGCAATTTTACCAGTTCTTATTCCAAGAAACTTCTGACGATAAATGGCGTAGAGCAGCAGAGGCTACACGGTATTCAGTTATCCAATCAGCCGTCGTAGAAAACCTTTCTTTCTACTATCAGACATCCGACGATCCTACTAATCTCTACACCTACCCAGGCACCCAATCGATTCTGATCCAGAATGACAATGGGTATGCGGAATCTCGGCAAATCGGTGGAGATAAAGACGGGTGGCTAAGGCTAGATATGAATACGGCTCCACCGATGCAGTTTGATGGTGAGGGGAAACCAATCGGCCCATTTCCCAGTGTTGAGGTTCAAAACTTTGCGATCGTAACCGGGGTTGACGGACTCACTACGATCCAAGCTGAAGCTGCACATAACCAAGGTGGAATCGTAGAAGTAGGCCTCTCAATCGATGATGACCCATTCACGTTTGACCAGATCTACAAGCAGTTTTGGCGACTTAATCCAGCGGGTGCTGCCACATCGCGCACATTCAACCCGAGAGAACTCATCCGATGGTCAGGCGATTATCTCACTTGGTTTTACAACATTGCTGAAGATCCTATCTTCACATATCGGGGTGGAGATGGAACCGCGACAGCTAGAAGTACCTTTGAAACATTCACATACAACGGAGTAAGCGCGTCGTGGTTAGTTGGCACGTTAGCCCTTAATGGAGATAGTGGGTTTGCCGGAGGTGGCCTGGTTTTCGATGGTTTAGGAGCATTCGTTAACTCTCCACCCAGGATCTGGCTACGACATGAGGGCGCTGAAATCTTCTACAAAGTCATTGATGGTGACGGAGATGATTTTTATTTTGATATTGCTGATACGGGTGGCGCATGGGTAAGTATCCAACCAACTTGGGAGCAAATGTTTCAAATTGGGGGTGATGATAAGAACCCTAACCGAACAGATTCCCTCCAATCCATCGAGTTCGTAGCCAAGGGTGTTAATGGAGCGTCGACCACCTATATTTGGTTTGCGTCACCTGGTGCACCACCTGAGCAATTAGATGTGCCCATTTTCACGTATAAGGCCGTAGTCACGAGTCGCCAACGATCAGCGCACACCCTGTGGGTAGGGAATTTCAGGCCGATAGGCAACACTCTAGATGAGCTTCAATATAATCCTGGTGTAGTCCCGTTCACAGTGAACCTATTGAATGGAGTGATCTCAGATTGGCGAGGGATTCCCTATGCCGGTTACCAATCGCCGCTAATGTGGCAACTCTGGGGACTCCCAAACCGACAACGACAGGTTGAGGATTTTCTCTTAGCGGCTCAAGCCGCCTACGCAAATAAGAACCCAAGTAACCTATTCGGATCATTTGCACCTGTATTCAGTTGGTCCTATTGGGATAATGGAGATTTCTTAGCGAATGGTCTGAACGACTTCGGTTGGAATGGACCTGACCCGAATACCGCCTGGGCACCCTATGCATTTCGAGTACTTGAGGCCAATGCCCATGCATGGAAGAACGATCGGCTTAACACTCGGTTGAAGCAGATCACTATGCAATTTCTTAGATTTCTAGATGATGACTATCTAGAGAGAAACAGCAAAGCGCCCATTACAGATTTTCCTGAAGATGTTCGAGGACAAGCTAATTATGCTGAACCTCATGCAGCATCATTGATCGGGAGAACCGCACTTTACGCGAATCTAGCTGGAGGTGACCCGGTGGTGACATTTCGGGTGTTGAAGATCTGTTTTGACTACGTGCGAGGTCAGTATGTGGGAAGTGGGAATATGCTAGGAAGCTTCTCAGCAGGCCAACCTACCTACGTTGAGGATGGGGTTACTTATAGAGAGTATTTTGTCTTTTGGCACGGGGAGATTATTGAGTTTCTCGCGTTGTTGAAAAAATATAAACAGGATCTGACGTATCCAGGTCCAAGCACATTTTTACTATGACTGCGCTAATATTATCCTAAAAGTTAATCTTAGCTCAATGGGTGCTGAAGTCAATCGAATCCAAGAACTTTCCCAGGATACTTTCATAGATTTGTTTGAAGTCTCAGGCTATAACCCCGAGTCCCCGTTTGATAAATTCAGATTCGCCAATCATGTCGGTGTGCAATTTGGTGGGAAAGCGTATCAACCGCTAGCCTGCTCCATTGAAACGATTGAGTACACCTCTGAAGGTCAGCAACCTGAAGTAGGTCTGACCGTTTCTGATAACGGCGGAATCATTACAGACTTAATCCTTCTCTATAACAATATGGAAGGTGCTGCTGTAAAAGTAGTGAGAACTCAAGCCCGGTATTTAGATGGTCAGCCTCAAGCCGATCCAACCGCTATCCTAGCCGAAGCAGATTTCATTATCATTCGACGTGATCAACACACACCGGGCGATGCAATTACGTTTACATTGAGTAATCCTATTGAAGTAGATGGGGCAAAACTACCCGGTCGAATATGCCTTAGAACATGCATTTGGGTGTATAGAGATCCAGATACTTGTGGGTACACAGGATCAACTCGATTTACACTCTCAAATCAACGAACGTTAAACCCTGCACTGGATAAATGTGCAAAGTCCATCACAGCCTGTAGGTTACGCTTTGGAAATAATGCCGTGCTCCCGTTTGGGGGGTATCCAGGATTACAACGGCGCAGCTAGGTGTGGGCAAACATTAGCTTAAAAGTTAAAATGTTGGATGATAGTCGCCTAATAGCTTTTTCATCACTATGGATATCCTGAATACGCTTCATAGTTTCGTTAATCCAGATACTGAAGCTGTAATGCTTTTTCTCGGTTTAGCAATTGCGATTTTCCGGGAAACACAGAAAGGGGTCACCCTTAAAAAACTAGCAGAAGATATCAAAGATTCCGCAGATAGCCCAGCTGTACAGATTCTGAAAGATGTTCTTGTGAAGGATGATGATTAGATTTCGTACTGTAACAGGGGTAGCTAGGCTAGCTGGCAGAGTAATTGAAACCGCTACTATCGAGCCTCAGGACATTCCCGAGGTTTTGTCCTTGGTGAATGCTCATACAGTTTCAACTGTTGGAAGATTGTTTTGTGATCATCTAAACGGTGAGCCTAATAAAGGGTTCGCAATCACCGACCGGGGATATGACCTTAGCGTGCGTATAAAACCCGGTTACCCCACAGTATTTATTGAAATGCCGAGTGGAGTAACGATTAAAGTCGGGTGCCACAAAGACGTTGATGCAATTCTCGATACGGATGCATAAATGGATACTGGACTACGTATCATAGAAATCGGGAATGGATCTGAGCGGATAATTCCGATTGATCCGAAAGGTAAATTCCCTATTGTTATCGGTCGGGGACCTGACGCGGGTATTCAGATCGGGCTACTCGGGCGTAATACGTTTATCCGAGATGCTAATGGCAATAGTGTACCGATTGCTAAGTGCATCAGTTCGGTGCAAGCGACAATTTACCAGTATGCCAATGGTGAATTAAGGATTCACGATGGTAACGGGAAACCGTCTAATGCTGGGATTCGTATTTTTGGGTGTGATAAACCAATAGAGAGGCCTATCCCCCTATCACCGGGAGCACATGTTGAATTAATGCCTAGGGCTAAAGGTTGGGCTTGCTGGGTAGAATGGGCACCCGATGAAACGGATATTGATGGAGAACCTACATTAGGCTTCAATAAATGGAATAAACGACTCTTAGAGGATGATAAGCGAGTTCTTGAAGATCGGGTAAATGAGCTAGAGCAGAATCTCGCTGATAAAGCCGAAATCGATAACGCTCAAAATCGAAAAATTAAACGTACCGAAGGAAAGATCCATTGGATCAAAATCTTCGGGATAGTCGTAGTTTCTGCTATTTTGATTAGTCTGGGTGTAGATATCGAAGAACTAGATTATTTACTGAAAGGTGTTGCGGTTATTGCCGGGAGCGGTTTGGTGTGGACAGCTAGTGAGAAGAAGGATTAGTTTTTTAATTAAAGGGTGTTCATAGGGATGAAATAGTCTGAAAGTATTTGTGATGTATTATCTCGATCAAAATAAAAATAACATTTATAAAAATCTAAGTGCGTACCTCTATCTATTGGAGAACTTCTAAGAGTTACTATTTTGTTTGAATAAAACATAGCTTTTTCACATCCTAGTTTTTTAGCTGCCTCTGCAAGCGTACGTAATGATGTGTCATCATCAGGATCGAATAAACTATATTTGCGGTCATGAGTTAAAGGTGTATTGTAAAAATCACCTAAAGCATTACCCTGCATATCACAAAAGGCTCTTTGTACTTCACTTAATTTGAAGTTGGCATCTGTATCAATAATTTGAAGATGAGTTCTTGCAACTGTGAAAATAACGGTTATGGTTTCCATAAGTGACGATACTATTTTAATTAAATATAGATCCATACTACTTGGATGCGGTTAACGATTGCCACCAACGCTTAATACGAGTTGCCAATTATCCTCTTCTAATTGCTGGTAAGAATTTACTATTTCACCACGTCTACCCAGGTCAAATACATAAAAATCGGAATAGGGTAACTGAGTTTCGGGAATTGAAACTACACAAAAAACAAAACTCTGTTCACCGTCTGTTTCAGTACCTGTGTCTTCGTTGACCCCCGGTGGTACGTCTATCACAGCCAAAATATTACCACTTCCATCTTTTACAGGGATGGAAAAACCTTGCATTATATCTTGGTATCCTCTGCGGCGCTGATTACAGGGCTCACCAGGGTACCCATAATAGGGATCTATTACTAAAATTTCCCCAGATATCGTAGGTGATTCAATTTGAGCTAACGCTATCGATGGGGATAACGATGTTGCGATCGCAACCACTAACGCAGTAAGTTTACTTTTCATACTACAAACCTCAATGATTAGTATTGATACAAGGGGTGTACCTCGCTTCATATATCAATACTTAATCGAGGTAATTCAAATCACCAAGATGGATTCTAATTCCTTCACAAGGGATACATTAATCCAATTAGAAATTGTAAAGGTGATTACCGTCGTTGCCGTCTCCGTAACTGTCCGCCAGGGCGTTGCATCTTTTCGATCGCGCCTGGTAACGTCGCATTGATCTGCTCATTAACCCGTTTCGTGATCTCAATCGGATCAAGGTCTCCACCCTCGCTGTTCACAGTGATCGGCGCTGAAACAGAAATACTACTCGAAGCGGTTGGCATCTTTACTGCTGGGCTTGATGAAACACCACCGACTACACCACCATCTTTAAAGCCTAGAACTTTCTCATTAACACCGTATTCTCGTAAAATAGCCTGATGTTTACGATTAAGAACCCACTCTCCAGCGGACGCAACAATTAAACGTGAATTAGGCCCTTCTTTCCGCATAGCATCTCCAATAGGATCGTTACCACGCAATGGTCCACCATCAACGAAGCCAATTCGACCGCCATCCTTAAATAGCCCCCCAAACACGCTACCTACAACTCCGAGTATTCCGCCACCTCCACCAGTACCCGCAATACCCCCTGTTTCGCCACCACCAGATCCACCCATTCCTCCAAGTAGAGAGCCTAACAAACCTTCGATCGCCTTGTTCGCCATCATCGAAATGAGGTTACTTAGGATGTTGCTGAGCATATCTGAGAAAGCTTCATCAAAGCTCTTAGTGCCTTGAATCCAAGATCCAAGGGCTTCTTGCATTGGCGCTTTGATCGCACCAACAATCTCAGGTAAATCAGAGAATTCCGTGCGAATATTCTCCATTGAGATCTCATTAAGTTCAGCTGCTGAGTCTGCAAGGGCTGTAAACTGTTCTTGAGTAAGCCTGCCAGCGTCCATCATTGCGTAAAGCTCAGCAATCCTTTCTTCGTATGCACCAGCTTGCATATCTAGCTGCAAATTCATAGATTCCTGTCTTAACGGCGCAATTCCGCCAAAACCAAGCATATCCGCTTGTTGTTGCCGAGCGCTCAACACAGCTTGTTGCCCTTCAAGCACGGTTCTACGCCCACCTAATTCATAATCTTGTTGTTGCGTAGTAAAATCAAATTCCGCGTTTTCTCGTCTACGATTTGCTGTAACTTGCACTTCTTCTAGAGCCTGTGCTCTTGCAGTCTCACCTAATCTAGGGTCTTGCTCAATCTCAAGTGATCGAGCACCTTCATCTGCGTCAATTTGCCTAAGCGTATGCTGGTAATTTAATTCCTGTGCCTGAAGCGGTTGACCACTACGATTCAAAACCCTTGTTAATTCCTCTAGACCTTCCGTACGAATTTGGATTAATGATGATTCTTGGGCTAACTCCGCTTCCGTGCGTAATAGCCGTAATTCTCGTCGAGCGTTAGACAAATCTATATCTCTAGTCTTCTTAAAATTCTCAACCAGAATATCAACTTGTTCGGCTGTAAATCCTGCTTCTTCAGCACTCGCTCGATAAACATCAATTAAGCCTTGAAAATTCTCGTCTAAGCCCTGAACAACTCGTGATGCTTCTAATGTAGCCGCTTCAATAGGATCTAAACTTCCACCCTGGGCATTGAGATCTTGAATCTGATTTTGTAATCGGGCGAGTTCTTGCGTGAATGCAAAATCTACAGAATCGCCACTTAAAGCAGAAATAGTATCGCGATAGGCCTCTGTATCTGCAATTAAATTTTCTAGTGCAGCTGCTTGAGCATCCAGGTTCTCAAGCGCTGATGCATCTAAATCTCCGGCTACTACCTGTTGAGCGGTAGTTTCCCTCGCAAGCTGAACAATTTCTAATAATTCGCCTGTGCGTTCTAACTGGGCATTTACATCCTGTAATTGCCGTGAGTAACCTGTATTTTCACTAGCGAAATCACGAAGTCCCGTAACTCCTTCTTCAATTCGAGATCGACTATCACTTTGGGGAAGTGTTGCAAGTGTTCGATCTTGCTGACGCTGATTTAGCCCAAGTGTTTGGTCCTGTAAATCACGTATTTGTTGGTTCGTCTGATTTACTACTCCTTGAGCAATTAGCGAGGATTCTATTTCTTGTTGACGTACAGCCAGTTCAGTTCGTTGATCAATCAACCCTGTTTCTACAGAGAAATTCTGATTCTGCAATCCCTGAGCCTGATTGAATTGCCCGGTATTCACTCCACCAGGGGATGCGAGCGACGAGAATTGAGGTCCGCTCCCTTGCAAGGATTGATTATAAACCTGGCGTAATTCTTCATGCGATTTCACAGGTTGGCCGTAGTAGCTCTCACCTGCGAGGGTCGGCATTGAAGCCCATTCGGGAGCAACTAGATTAAGGGCATTATTAAAATCCCCCGACAGAACAGCATCTAATGCACCTCGATCACGAATTAGCTCAACGGCTGCTAAATCCTGATTACCTTTACCAAAATCAGATAGTCCAAGTTCACCAGCAACCTGGTCCCAGGTGGATGTTAAAAACTGATATGCCCCAGCAGCACTCGAACTGTAGCCATTGGCTGTGATGACTTGATCCGGGTGTTGGGATAAATCAGAAAATGTGCCCCCTCCGAATTGGGTGTTGTAGCCCTGAGGGCCGCTAGTCCCCTCGCCGTATCGGATGGCCGCAAGGAAAGCGCGCATCTTGGGATCTTGAAGTAGTTGCTGATTTTCTTGCCCTCTAGCGCTTAAATTGGCTGAGGGCATCTGGGGAACCGCTCGTTGAGCACCCTGGCTTATCTTCTGCTGAATAGATGGATTCTGGTGGAGCAACTCAACTTTCACCCCATCCGCGAACGTGACGGTAGTCACCCAACCACCCCCGTGGTCGTCATACCAAATCTCAGTGTCAACCACAGGGACATTTGTGGTGATTTCTGTTCCATCGGCAAACCCAAAATCAACCCCGTCGTGATGACTAGTCCCACCTCTGACTGGATGCGTTCTATATCCATGCTCGGAGGTAATTCGATCACTGTGTTGGTCTAAACCTTTACCCTGGACCTGGAAGCGTGACAATACATCATCAGATACCCGTGCTCGATGACCATCATCTGTGAGTAATCCAGCTTGATTAGCGTATCCCCGGTTGTACCGGATATCTAAATGGGCACCTGTACCAATGCCAGTGTTACCGACAACACCGACCACACCGCCCGTTGATCCCCCAACTACCCCAGGCACTTGACCTGGTAGCCCCCGTTGCATTTGCTGAGCCTGCATCTGGGCTTGCATCTGTTGCTGTAACGTTTGCTCCCGTTGACGATTCGCGTCAATCTGGATTTGAATAATTTCCTGAAGCGAATCGAGGAAATTCATAAATCCGCCGATCCAGTCATCAAAAAAGCTACCCGACATCCCGGTCATGGCAGACTTCAGTTTATTCTTAATCCCTGCGAAATCAGCTTGTGACGCGACTTCACGAGTTTGTAGAGCTAGTTCATTCGCTTGATTAGAAACTTCTCGATAGTAATCCGTAATCTCTCTGTTAGCATCACGTATTTGTTGATTAGCTTCAATTTGAGTTTGAAGCATCTGATCTTCAAGGTTTACCGTATCTAATTGAAGGGTTTCTAACTGCCCCTTAAACTCAGCAACCGTTTCAAGTGTGGTTCGTAAACTACCTTCCGATAAATTCTCAATGGCTGCTTGTATTTCAGCTGATGTAGCTTCAGCTGCTAACCCAGCATTTTCTAACGCTTGGGTATACTCAGAATCACCTAATGTATTCTCAAACCCTTTAATAGCAGTTTCATTAGTTGATATCTGGGTATTTAACTGATCTCTACGGAGTAGACTACCCATATATGTCGTCTGACCAGATGTAGCACCCCCTAACCGAGATCTAGTTAACGCTAGATTTTGTTGACCAGCTTGAAGTTGATCGAAAAATCTAGAACTGGCTAAACTAGCTGAAATCCCTCTCAACTCTCGGCCTAACATCGTAATTTTGTTAACTGATTGACCAATAGTCGCATTAATCTTATCGAGCTGTTTCTGAGCCATACCCAGTTCAGCTTCAAGTAACGCTTCTTGACCTTGAAGTTGAGATTTACGACTCTCACTTAAACCCGCTCTGGCTAGTTCTTCCTCGACAACTTGTAGGGCGTCCTTATAGTTCTCAACGTCTTGGGTAAGGTTGCGTTGAATCTTGCCGATAGGCGCATAAAGGGATTGGCGTTGCTTAATAAGATTGTTGATCTCTTCTTCCAGTGCGCGACGGCGGTCACTTTCCCCAAGTGCCAAGGCGCTTCTTTGCTGGTGCAGGTTTCGAAGTTGCTCATCCAATTCTGTGACCTGGGAAAACGAGCCCATACCATTAGCCGTTGCATAGGACCCACCACCCAGTAAGCGCATTGCCTCAGATGTATTGCGACCACCGGCACCGAGTAGATCACCAATCGCAAGTGTCTGATTTTCAGCTTTAACATCTTCAAACGTCCTGAAACCTCCACCGATTTGTGTTGCTCGCTCAAACCCTCTAACCAAGTTTTTAGGTAATATAGACCCTAAGAAAGTTTGCTCTAACAGAGACTCACCACCCTCTAAACTCGTGATTGTATTTCCTTGGGGCCTTTCACGCCCTCCAAAAGATTTGCCTGGTGAAGCTAAAGCTGATTTATTAAAGGCTTCTTGAGCTTCAGTCGCTTTCTTAAGCGAATCAGCGTAATCATCCCACCCAGTTGTAGATATTTCAGCGAGATCGCGTATCCCCCCACTCGTATCACTAAGCGCCTTCTGGAAAATACTTAAGAGATCAGTCACACCCTGGATGATGATAAACGTTCTGGCGAACTGAGCTGCGAACGTTTTCATTCCTGCCAACAAGGTAGCGAACATCTTGGCACCTTGAGCCGTAATAGTCTTAAAGAGTGCTGTTAACGGTGCGAACTGAGCTAAGAAACGAATCGCATTGATAACTGCATTTTTCATTAATGTGATGAATACAGCTGTCATCACGGGTGCGATGAGTTCCATATTCTCCCGGAGTAGCCGCATACCTGTAGCAGCCGCTTTAATACCTGTTACTCGTATGGGTATAGAGGTCTTACCTACAGCCTCTTGTAAGAACAACACCTCATTATTTAATTGGTTAATGGCTGATTGAGCACTATTAGCACTACCTGCTACACCTGAAGCAGTTTCAGCTGATAATTGTTGGGCAAACTTGGGCATGATTTCTTCTGCAAGAATTTGACCAGATGCGATCATCTGTCCCATTTCTTGTGTGCTAGCGCCCATAGACCTAGCAAATACGGCCAAACTTCCTGGCATGGCCTCAGCGAGCTGGCCCCTCAGTTCTTCAAGAGAGATCACTTGCTTGTCAACCATTTGGCTGACGGCTGTAAACGCTTGGTCTTGTCTTTGCGGGTCAAGTTGGTAAACAGCAGAAGCCTGGGATAATGCTCCAAAAAGCTGACGAGTACTTTCACCTTCTAATCTGGTCCCTTGTGTGCTGGCAGCTAACTGTCCGAAACCCGTCATCGAAGCATTGATGTCTCCCCCGAGAGCCAGAACCTTCTCACGAACAAAGTCAATATTTCGTGCGCCTTCTCTAGCCGAACCCGACACAAATGTGATCATCCGGGCCATATTGTCTAACCCGACAGCCACCATGAATGACTGATTTTCAAAGTCGGCTAATACCCCGATGAGGGGCTTGATGACAAAGTTAAATGCGATCGCACCCTTGGCCATGCCCATGAGCATCCCGGTGTTCTGCATCAAGCCTTCAAAGACTTCAGCTAAGGATCTACCTAATTTAGGGATGAAGGTAGCTGCGTTCTTCATCGACTCCATTGAGTCGAGCATGAATGAAAACGCTTCTCCAATAACGGGTATATCTTGTTCAGGTCTTCTACCCGTTACTTCAAACGGTTGAAATCCCTGTTGTTGACTACGTTCAGATTCTGGTCCTAAAACAACATTCTTGAACCCTTCAACAGCTCCATCTTTAAGAGAGCCTAACGTAGGACCAAGTGCAGATTTACCTTTATCAATGCCTAATGCTAGACCTTTGGAAATTTGTTCACCGATACGAATGAAGACCTTCGAGGGGCTAGCAATGCCAAGAGCATCTTCTGCTGCTTCAATAGCTTCTTCTGCGAGTTCTACAGCTGCAACTTCAACCGTTTGGACGGAGTCTGTCAGACCTTGTGCAAACCCTGTACCAACATCACCACCTAGCGAATTCTTACCAGCACGTTTCCGGTCATAACTCATCAACCCACCTGATTTACCAGGTTCCAATCCTTTAATCGCGGTGCCCAGATCGTGAATCTTCTTAATTAACGCAGGGGTAATACCTTCTTCCAAGTACTGAGTCAGTACCTGCTGCATCTCATTGGAGTTGTCCAGATATTCAGGGCTAAAATGGCCCCCAACTCCTGGAACAACCGCTTCCTTCTGTCCAGAAAATGGACGTAGCTGATCAAACTCGCCCATCAGGGAAACAGCATCATCCTTAATAGCCTGGAACGCCCCTAGCAAAGGAGTTCCCATGGAAAGCGCTTCTGAGACCACCCCTAAGGATTTGAGAATTTCTTGGGCTTCACGAACAACAAACCCGCCAGCTGAATGACCGACCATCTTAATGTTGGTATCAGGTCGTTGCTGTTTCACTGCGTAGGCTTGCTTAGCCAATCGCATAGCTTCAGGGTTATACCCCTGTTTAACAGCCTTCATGGGCTCTAGGATGGCATCCCTAATCACCTTGGCAATGCCCACTTCATCCAGTGTTCCAGAGACATCAAACTTAGATTCGAAGGGCACCATATGAGACCCTTCAGGTGCCATACCACCAAGTTTGCCAGCTATTTCATTGCTAATTTTTCCTTGAGTACCGGTGAAGCCTGAGGAAACAAAAACAACCTGTTGCGCATTAGCAGGGATGTTTTTACCCGCTGAATGCATCCCCATTCCATCGGGTGATTTAGCAAGATGAGCGTTTGAGCGAACATCGCTTTTATATTTATTAATAATCGCTTCGTTCGGTAAGTTCGCGATTCGACCTAGCGCATTACCTAACTCAGACAGATCACTTAGAACAGTTTTAATTTCATCGGTGATAACAGAGCTATCAAATGCTTTCCTCAGGTTGGTCTGGTACAAGTCAGCCATCTTGTATAGATCGCTGAATGTATCCCCAAACCCAAACATCCCTTGACGAAAGCCTTCAACCGTATACTCACCAATTCGCTTGAATACTTTTGATGGTGACTGGATATCAAGGGTATCTTCAGCCGCATCAATAGCTGATTGAGCTAAATCATTCGCAGATGCTTCAACATCCCCAATGGATGAACGAAGACCAGAGTCTAAACCAGTCCCAATGTTCTCCCCGATGTCTCGCCCTTCGGTGAGTTTGGAAGCTCCTTTAACTGATTTAGTGATTCGTTGCCTCGCCGCAGATGCGAGGTTCTTTAGTCCTTCGTCTGCATCATCACCTAAGTTTGTTAATAAGTCTGTTATGGCTTGTCGTGCATCATCTGCTGATTGCACAATATCCTGAGCCATTTGCGCAGCTTGTTGCGGGTCTTCTGCTGACCTCGCACCCTTAAGCTGATCACTAAAACTAATCCCTAGCTGTTTAACTTGTGCTTTGTAATTAGGAGGTGGATTAGCTGCTTTTAATTGTCTGACCTGACTCTCAGGAGACTGAGCTACATCAATCGTGCGTTCTGCCGTTGGTAATGCCAAAGGCGTAGACCCAGCTTCTAGCATTGCCGGATCCAATTGAGAAACAACCTCTGTAAGTTGCTTTTCAATTTTGGCTATCTGGGATTTCAGATTAGCGAGTTGATTACCTAACAGCGGCTTAGTTCGTTCTTCAGCAGGTAAGTTTGCGATCGCAGCTTCAACATCCGCTAACATTCGCGAAATATACCCTTCTGCATCACCGGTACCCGAAAGCATCTTGATACCCCGGATAGACTGATCATCAAGAGAACCGGACCCTATTGACTGTTTAACATTACCCAACAGTTCCTTAGCAGCTGTTAGCTGTTTTCTAGAATCACCAACAAATTGATTAGCTGCTGGTTGAGCACCTTTAAGACTCACACCAACCGATTGTGACACTTTACCCAGTGCGATCGCAGCAGATACGCCTGCCTTGGCAAGTTGACCCAACACATTGGCTGCATCTTCTACACCCAAGGCCGATGCTTTGGCAATTTGTTCTGGGCCAATATCAGAAAGCTTATCGATTACTGGTGCTGTGACATCAATCGCTTCAGAATCCCCTGGAACCCGACGCATCAACCGATTAATCAGGTTAACAGCCCCTTTCTCAGCAGATTCTGCCATGGCTGTACCCGCAGTTTCCGCTACATTGGTGAGTCCTTCACCTACCCCCTGGATAAATGACTTAGCCATCTCACCACCGGTCTTTTCGGTATCACCTAATTCAGCTAATGCCGAAGACATGTCAGGGATGTCTACTTCTGGTTGAACAGGCAATAATGTTTCAGGTTTGTATTGAGTGTGAGGTGTACGAACTTTTCGCTTACGATCGGTAGACGCAAGGGGTTGTTGTCCTGTTAGGGTAGCTCCTTCAGTTGAAACAATATCTTGAAAATTAGCGTTACCACGGGTGAGCCCTTGGATATCTGAGTAGAGTGCCTGATCTAATTTAGGAGCTTCACCAAAGATTTGATTCATTTGTTGGATCAGATCATCTACAGCTGCTAAATTCGGTCCTTGTTCTCCACCTCCTTTAACGACCTGAATAAGCTCAGGCATGATACGTGAAAAGGCTTCTGAATCCTCTCTAGCAACTCCTTTAACTCGTTTACCGGTGGAATACTCTTCAGCCGCATACTCTAAATCTGCTTTTTCTTGCCCATCACCATAGGTTTTCCGTAACTTTAGATCCGGGGTTACAAACGAGTACATTCCTTCAGCTTCTTCAGCAAACGCAGCAGCATCGCCCGCTAGCATCCTGAAGGTACGACTAAGCGCATCGAACTGACCGAACATATCGGCATACTGTTTAAATGCTGCTGTACCCTGTTTACCCTCGTATTCGGTGGACAGATCTAAATCAAGAAACTGGCTCATTCGTTTTTTGACATCCGGGTTAGCTAAGAACTGGCCCAGATGATGGGCTTCACCCGTGCCTTGGACGATTTCAGTATTTCGAGATGGGGCTAATAGTCCGGTAATGTCCGGTATCCCCTCCATCTTCGAAGCTTCTACAATCTTTTTCTGAGCCCTGCTTAGCTGTTCTGGGTCAATAAATTGTTCTCCAAACATGGCCATAGCCATCGGATCGAGATCCCCTACGAATGCACGGAAATTCTCATTACTAGCCGTATTGGTGAGCCCAGCCATGGGTAGAGTGGCACCGAACCCTTTAACGTTAGTAGCTCCTCCACGTTCTGCGATCGCAGTGGCTTCTTCCGCTGCAATAGTCCCCGCTGATGTTCCCGCAAAGATAAATCGTTTATCGTTTCCGTACTTGGATTCATATGCTCTACGGGTGGCATCCATCATAATCGCATCAGGATTAAAGCCAGCTTCTGTAGAGATATTTAATAATCTATCGAGGGGTATAGATTCACCTTGTTTCCGTAGTTCTTCATTGCCCGTGACATCAGCTAAGAAGTCAGCAAACAGCCTTTTAAGATCGCCGCCTTTACCAAAATCTTGTGAATTTGAATACGCATTAGGTACCGGTACCGTCGCAACTTGAGGACCTAATGATTTCTCAACAATATTCTTAGCGAAGAACGTATTGGTACCACCCTCAGACAGATCTACCCCACCTGCGAGTAATGCGATCGCTTTTTTATCAGCAATATCAGCGATGTCAGGAACTTCTATGGATTCTGCCAACATCTTGGACAGCTCCATTGACTGAGCTAATTTAACCCGCTTATTGATCCTAAAGGGTGTTGCAGCTGCTCTTACCCCAACACCAGCTGCCCGGTTTACTCCAGTTCTTAGTCCTTCTGTCTCAACTTTGGCAAAATTAGATAGTCGTTCTTGAGCACGTTGAGGGTTGTTATAAACAGTTACGTCTTCTCCAACCGCTACAATTAAATCTTCAATTTCCTTAGATTTTTTAAGCCATATCTTAGGATCCAAAAATTTGTCTACACTTTGACCAAAATCTCGTATATCATCAGCAACCTCAGCTAGACCACCCCGGTAACCGAGAGCATCAGCCCCAACCATTGCAGCTTGTTTACCCCGACCATAAGCAAACCGCCCAAAATCTCTACCCATGGTAGATGCCGATCTACCCGTCTTTGCTTCTACATACTTTTGAGCCCCTGTGGTGAAATCAAAGGCCAACTGCTGACCCACACCTTCAAGAGAACCTGTAATAACAGATTCCATCACACGGGCGGGTAGGTTGAAAACCTTATTTACTAGTGTTTCTTTACTGGAAACATAGATAGACTTACTAATTTTTACAGGTAACTCTCTATTAGTCCTATCAGACTCTCCAACAGAGGACGATAGCGACTCAATAGCGGTTATTAATCGATCATTCGATGCGACAAGATTACTGTTATCAGGTAAAGAACTAGGCCTAGACTGACGAACACCCCCAGAATCTACTACCGAGACACTACTATATCGATCTCGACTACTCATTACAGGTTCGTTTACCCGTAAATTAAGAGGTTTGCTAGCAACCCGGTGTAAATTATTTAACCTGGTTTCTAATTTATCTAGATTATTTAAATCAACTTTTGGGGTTAGTGGAGATCGATCAAATTCTTTCTGAACCTGTTTAAAATGTTTTTCTTTAAGAGATAAGTGCCTGTTTAGATCGGTAAGTTGCTTATCATCAACATTAGCTGTAATACTAAGATCGCCAAAGTCAAACGCTTTTTTAAATGAAGTCTCGATCTCACGGACATCTTTAAGCGCTTGTTTTTTGATGGTAGCAAACTGGGTCTTGAATTTACTATCATCAAGACCCAATTCTGCAATTAAACTGCCAATCGTTGTTGACATTACTTCTTAGCTTTAAGGGTTGCTTTAGGGAGAGCGGGTTCAACTTTTTTAGGCTTAGAAAGATCTAGTGACACTTCTTTCATTTCGTGAATAGCACTATCGGTGTAATCCTCAATCGTTAATTCCGGAACCAGCATTTTAATTTCAATGATTGGGATCTCACCTGGTTCTGTTTTTAATAGCGCTACTGAACGGATATTAGGAATTTCTTCGTTACCCATCATTACGCGAACATTCCCCGAATTCGGATCGCCAAATACGATTTTTAATGGTTTTTGTTTTTGATCTGCCATTGTTTCACGTCCTCAATATGAGCAATAAAATGTCTTACGCGACCTGGGATCTGTCCTGTGTCTAATAAATGAGCGAGTATTTGCGCCGTTTCAGTTGTTAATACTCGTTTTTGGGTTTTAGCCTCGTCTTTGCTTTCTGGATACGGGAGAAGTTGTTCAAAGCTTATTGGCGGATGGTCTTTATCCCTGAACCCATTTAAGATGCTTGTCCAGCCTAGGGCATCTGTTCTCGCTTGATGGTTGGTATCCCTCCTATACGCTTTCTCAAAAAACGCTAATGTTTCGAAAATCAGCCAACTGGGTTGGTTTCCAAAGTTTTCGCTGTTGAACCGTTCGTCTGTGACTCCAAGCCATTGGAGTCGGTAGTAGATTCGTCCCCAGTCGATGGGCTCTGCTCTAATTGATTCTGTGAGGGCGTCAGTAAGTTTCCCTCATTGTTATCCACGCTGTCGTCTGAATCATCCGTGTCTGTTACTATTCCAGCTTCTTTTTGATAGAACTGGAATAACAACGCGATCAATTCTTCAGGGATGTTATCTCGGGTGTCTTGTTCTGTCCAATCAGGAAAACCAATTTTTAGATTTATAGAACCTGGTTGGCAGATGAAACCCACATCACCATCTTTAATTTCGAAGGGAAGTTCGTCAACATGAAGTGTATCCGTTTGGTTGAATCCAGGAACTAAGAGTTCCGTTGTTTCTGCATACTTATGGGGTCCAAACCGCACTGATACATTTTTCTCAATGGGTGCTTGAGGTGGTTGAACATGAATATGCTTTGAACCTGCAACCGAGTTAGCCAAAGCTACAACCGGATACACAACCCGGTACTTCAGCATGAACGTAGCTGCTCGTATCGCGAGTCGCGCTTTATCCTCTTGAAGACTAAACAAGAGTTCAGCCGTCTGCTCATCCAGATAATCAAATAATTCATTTTCATCATCGTCTACTACTTCAGTATCAGATGACTCAAAACTCAAAAGACTGACTGATTTTAGAATTCTTTGTTTCAATTGTTTAGATACCTGATACTCATTCGGATAAGTAAGGAATCCTTTAAAATTATTTTCAATGTAACCCAGCAAATATTGGTGATTAGAGTTTGATTCGTCTAATCGTATGCGTTTAATAACCTTGTTAGAGTCAAATACGCAAACATACCAACCATCTGATACTAGAATTAAACAAACGGTTTCCCTGAACCCCGATGGAGATACTTCATTTCTTTCAACACCAAATACTTTCAAGTCATAATCGATAACAGTTCTCTCAGGAGTCATCGCCCCCATGACTTTCTTACGCATCTCTTTAATAGGAACGTTCTGCTCCTTAGCAAGCTGCTTAATGCGTTGGGTTAATCTCAATAGAAATTTCTGCTGTTTTTTCTGCTGTTCTTGAAAATCAGCGGGGTTCTCATTAGGGGTGACACCCTTCAGAGAGACCAGGTGGAGCAGGCCGGTACGATCGCTACCAACAATTTCAATTTCTTCTAGTGGTTTATTTACAAATGGAAGTAATTTACTCATGGTACTCGTTTCATAATAATGGGACTATCGAAATCACCTAAGGTGACCGGGTGAGCCGATCCTTTTGCTTCATCTGGTAACTCAAAGACACCAATTCGTTTATTAGCGGTGTCTTTGATAGGCACGGAGTCTGGGCATCTACCCTCAAAAAATGCAAACCCTGCGGTGAGTTCAGTTTTGGAAACGGAACAATTCACTAAATAAACAATTGATCCGTTTCCAAGAACCTGATATCGCACGATTAAACAGCCAAACCAGGTGGTACGTAAGACGCAGGATTGAAGATATCAAATGCACCATCAGTTGGGGTATAACGGAAACTTGCACCCTGAAACTGTAGGTTCGCTGTGATATTAATCAGATCCTGTACCGGAGATGCCTGATCACCCTGGGTTGCAATACAGGCACCCTCGTAGGTTTCTGCTTGTTGTCGATCGCCCGCATCACGCTTAAGGATCGCGTAAATCTCTCGGTTATACGCTAAATCGTTGTACAGGATTTGTTTCAGGGTGTCAGAACCTGGATCGCCTAGAATGTTTTGGAAGGTAAAATTCAACGTACGATTGGTCCCTGTGGTCAGACCCTCATAACCGGCACCCGATGTAAAGTTGGTGGCATCTACGATCTTAGGAGCGGATGATGGAGATGCGTCTGTTGCACCCGCAATAGCCGCAGTCGCAAAGGTAGCTGCTGTATCTCCATCCGTTAAAGCCGCCGTTAATGGAAGAATTTCAAGCACCACAGCACCCGCAGGGGCGTAAGTAGCTACGGTAACCTTAGTGTTTGCACCTCCAACATCAAAGAACAGTTCCTCACCAGGGAAGATTGAAACGGGTAATGCTTCTACTGAAAGGTACTCAGCGCCTAGAGTAATCAACCCGTGGTTATACGTGCCTGCTGTGTCCGCTGGAATCGAAACATCTGTTGATGAGTTAGGGTTCCGTTTAACTGGCTCAACCGCGAGTGTTGTTGACGCAGCCGCAGCAGATGTCAATCGAACACTCATACCATTGGCAAAAGTAACCTTTGCTCGATTTGGTAGCGTAACCGCTGTAGCCAGTGTGACTGTTGTATCACCTACAGACACAGGCGATCCGGTATCAACGACAATCCCCGTTACGGGTGTCTGATCCGCGTCAGCTACGACCGTATAGCTAGTCGGTGTGCGTGTTCCAACAGGGAGTAGTACAAATCTCAAGGTACTAAGTACCGAGGTTTGTTTCGTTACGGGATAATCAATAATTGTTGGCATTGTTCACCTCTAGATCAAAATTTTGGTAAGAGATTGATGACCCGAGATGAGTTCAACAAGTATCGAACCTGTGGAAACACATCCTCGGAAGAGTCCAGCATGATTTCTCGAAATTGAGAAAACGCTTGGCGCATTTTTGCGATCGCACGGTCATACGCGACTAACCCCATTGCGGATTTGTCGTACGCACGAATCACAACTTCCCAGTCAAACTGCTGTATCCCTTGCGGAATGGATGCAACGTGTTGCTGTGAAAGATTTTTTTCATGGCGAGAAACGATCACACCCACACCCTCGATGGACGCTCGTTCTGTCATGAAAGGAGGTTCAACCCAAATAGCTGGAGTAGACGTTGAAGTGAACACGCCTAAATCAGCTGATAGTAGGGTTTCTAAATAATTTCTCAGTGCTAAAAGTGAATCTCTAGCACGAACACCATTAAAGGAGGTCATGACACGCCTCCTAGGTATTCAACGATGAGTGAATCAAACAATTCACCCGTATCGTAGATATCCCGCTCACCTGGAGGTACAACGTCCCCGTTATACCGGTACGTCGTTCGTGGCCAGAACCAAACGGGTGAGGTCATCGCCTCTTCACACAGATCTATGAAGACGTTGACCGTTGCAACAAAAGCACCCTGTAAATTAAAGTCATTTCCTAACTTATTAGCGAATATATTTTCAAAATCAAGCTCTGCAACGGCGTAATCCGTCCAAGGTCGTCCGGGGTAAATAAACTCGTCATCTTCAGCCCCTTCATGGACTAATGACGCATAGTCGGTTGCCCATTCAAGTCTGGCAATGGGTTTTTCAATGGTTGGCGGATTCCAATTCTTCCAATATGCCACTATCGACCACCCCCTTCAGTTTGGAATGATCCTTGAATAGGCGTGCCTAATAACTTTTCAATTTCAGCCTTATACGGTGAAATTCGCTCAGTAAAATGGAAAGTGCCTGTTTCATCACCTATCGTGCAGGCCACACGACCCTTAAGAAGAATCCCAGCTGGAAGCGTTCCTAAAAGATACCCCCGCATATTGCGATAGCGGGTATCTAAGCCAACTTGATCATTTTCAGATGTTTTATCCCCCAATTCTGTTAACGCTGCCCCAACCTCTACCTCTGTAGTGACCGCTATCACGTTCCCAGTAGCTGGATCTGTTTCAGTACCCGATCCTTGCTGAGTGAATGTCAACACAGCATTCTGAGGAAGAGATACACCTATAGGAAATGTCTTAAACATTACGTCGCATACTCCTTCGGGCAATACTGCTTAAAAACGTCCAGGTAATCTCCCATTAGAGTGTTACCCTGGGATGAAGCGGTTAGTTGAGCGAGATCCGCGCCCGCTGTGGCCGACACAAAATCAGTAATGTTGAATTGCTTTACTCCACTCGCGAACGACGAATTTTGAAGCTCAAGAATGGAGGCAAGCGCAACTTTAATCTCTTGTGCATCTGGGTCTAAAGGGTCAGCTTGAAAATCAAAACCAGCGGTATAAGTGACTCTCACTTGAAACGGAAACCGTTCTTGTGTCTGACGTTTACGTCCATAGGGTGTTGTTCCTGGGTAGGCATGACTATAATAAGAACTGCCTACTAGAGAGAATTGAGAAGCTGTTATTCCAGTAAGGGACGGAATCGTTATCTCACAGACTTCAACATCCACGGAATATTGATCATCTGGAATGGTTTGCCACTCAAACGAATTAACCCCTAAGGTGGAGTAGCTGTTATTTCCTCGAACTTGAACAGTAATAGGTGAGTCTGGATCAATCGGCCAACGAGATAACCGGATAATCCCGTCATTAGATGCACGAGGGGTTTCCGTGAATTCTCGTTTTTCCAGTGGGCGTTTAGCTCCTTTTGGACCTTCAGCCAACATTTGAGCTTTCAAGATAGCTGCTTGTGGCGAATCTAAATCTAGACCCGGCACATAAATAGCTAAATCTTGAACACTCAAAATAGTCATGAATTACCGAGGAACAACGTTATCAAAAGGACCAACCCATTTCACATAAATAGCCATCTTTCCAGCTGTTAAAGCAGCTGTCGCAATGGTTACTTGAAGTTTGCGATCCGCTGTGAGTTTGAATGCGTCAGCACCCTGTTTAGCCACAACGACACCCGTTACTGAAGCGATCGCTGTTGCCGCAAGAATATCGGTAGTCGTGTTTAAACCAATGGCAACAGTTGCCGATCCGCCTGAGGTTAGATCAACGAGAACATCAACGTATGCATCCGTGATAATCGCGTTATCAGGAATCTCAGCAGGAAGAGTAAGCGTCCCTACTGCACCCCCGTGAATGCTGAAATCATAAATATCCGCAATACATCCCCCAAGTTCATCGGTAATTGATGACTTGGGGATATAAACATTTTGAAGATTGTCGTTATTAGCCATTAGATTCCTCCATCAGAGGGTGGTTATGAAGATTGAAACAGAACAGTTTTCTATCGATATCGGCGGATGCTCGCGTACCACAAACCGTACAAGTTAAAAATCGACCAACCATTTCAAAGGTTGCAGGTACTACAGCTGGTGATGGTTTGTCACTATCTGTAGGTGATTCATCACTCGCTGTGACAGATTGCTCTGTTTCTGTAACTTCAGGTTCTACAGTTTCCGTTGGTTTATCACTAGCTATTACAGGGCTCTCATCGTCTGTAGAAGATTCATCACTCGCTGTGACAGATTGCTCTGTTTCTATAACTTCAGGTTTTGGTTTTACAGCAACTGTTTTTCTAGGTCGACCACGGGGCACAACACATCACCTCCCTATGCGACCGCTTCATCAGCAAAACGTACACGAGCAACCCGAAGTTCTTGGGGAACCTCTTGAGTATCGTTATACCCAGTTGGATCAACGTCTAGAGGTGCATGGCCTTCATAAGACAACCAGATTGCCCGCTCTAACCGACCAAAGTCTCTGTTTTCGTCGTATACAATTTGGGCACCCGCTCCACCGATACCCCGCCCGGTTGTAGCGTCCCCGAAAGCATAACCTTCACGGAAAATAGACGTACCCGCCGTTCCGTCAGTCTCAGAGAAAACACCTTCTGTACCAACATTGCCTGAAGCAAAAGAATTAGTTTCCCAAATATGGAAGTGTTCACATTTACCAACGTATCCGTTAATCTTAAGATTCTCCCCGTTGGGGTACCCGAGAAGCATCATGTTAGTTAGCGCTTCTAGTTGTTCCGGTGAAGGGGCTTCCCATTTAGTCTCTAGACTATCTTTTAGTTGAGCTACTGCCGTGGCATTAGTGACTAGCCCGTAGCACCCATCGGGTAACGGAACAATCCGCTGATTATGGAACCACACATACAATTTACGCAAGAATTGATGGGTTAAAGTTCCACCCGTTGAAACGTCTCCAGCAGCAGAAACTAAGTTATTACCATTGTTATAGAAAACTTGGGTAGTGGGTTGCCATTGTTCTCTAATGATTAAATCTTCCCAATTGTGATAATCAAAGAAAATATCCCTTTGAAGAAGCTCCATTAATTCAATCATGCTATAAGCACTCACGAAATTAGGAATTCCAATGGGAGGTGCCTCAGGTCGACCTAAGCCATATTCTTGTAGGCGAAGTTGAGCAATGCCCGTCTGAACAGTCGCGTTGTTGTCACTAATTCGAGTGTATGTGCCTGCGCCAGACAGCAAACGTTGATTACTATTCGTTGCCGTATTCGGGTATCGAGCACGAGGGATGTCAACAAGGTCACTGTACCCCTTTTCAAAATTATGTACAGTTTTAGCGAATTGCCAGAAAACCAAACCAGGCCGACTTGATACCCTCATCATTGATGAAAGGACCTCAAGAAACCCACCAGGGATATTACCTGCTGTCGTTGCGGATCGAGTCTCTGCTTCGGTAAAACGCTTACTTCCTTTGAATAATCCATTCTTCTTACCCAAATCGGTAAGATCCTCCATCAACCTAAAATAGTTCGATGAACTTGGATTCCATAGGTTATTTTCGATGACAAATCGGTCTACACGGCGAGTGTCATAAGCCGGGATCTGTAAATTACCTTTTTTAGTGCGAGTAAACTCAACACGCGACAGATTGCGTTCCTGCATGTACTCACCCAAGAGACCTGTGTAACGGTCACCATTAGGGGACGTATTGTGATTGACATTGGGAAATTCCATACCTTGTTGCGGAGTCGCGGAACGCCCCAAGAGTTGAGATAGGTTTTCAACCGCTTGAGTGGATTGGCGAGCAACTTCAAGCTGAGTATTTGCCGTGTTTAGTTGAGTTTCAAGCTCTTGATTACGGGTTTGAGACTCCGTTAGTTGCTGCTGGAATGGTTGCAGCGCATTCGTTAGCGTCTGGGTGACTAACTCTTGAACTTGTGAAAGCGGGATAGATTGCTCAGTTGGCGTTTCATCTGTTGATTCAGATTCTGTAGACTGAGTAACTTGAGATGTAGGCTCTACAGGAGTTTCAGGTGGTTCAGATGTTTGTTCAGGTTGATCACCACCGGGTTCGACACCACGAGATTCAGTGGAATCCTGAACAGTAAGAGTAGTTGCGACAGGCGTTTTTAATGCCACACTTTTAACAGCATTAATAGACGCTTTCATCTGCTCCTCAGGAGGGAGATCAGACAAATCCATAATGGTTCGCTTGAAACTTTTTGTTCTACCCTTACTCATAGGAGTACATCCGTTGGCATAATTTGCTATCAACGAACAGTCTAATGAGAAATTAGCTAAAAAGTTAATTTGTCGCTAAAATGGCGACAACGTACCTATATAAAGCGTTGGAATCACAAAAACCAGAAGCTAAGAAAAAATTAGCAGCCAGCCTGAAAATAACCCTTGAAACGTTTGAGATTAAGGTTTCTGAGATAGCTGAAAGAACCTATACCGATAGAAAAAACTGGTATAAGCGTCTGAATGGAGACACAGACATCAAATTACTTGATGTTCTGGTTATTTGCGAATGTATGGATGTGGATGTGATCCAATTTCTAATTGAGATGGATCAACGGTATCACCAACAATGTAGAAACCCCCAACCTATATACGATCAGGGGTTTCTTGAGATGTAGTTGTGGCTGGTTTCTACAGTAACACACTTATTTTGAAACTAAGTCAGCCAAGAAGTCTGGTAGTTCACCTGAAACGTGCTTAAACCCACAATTTAGAAGCCTTTCTACAATCTCTCTGCAAGATGATTTAGAGTTATCATTATGCTTGGATTCCAGATAGATACTAATTTGATCAGGTTGAACAATATGGATCATGCGATCCACCGTCCAAACAAACTCGATATCACTTTTATCGCAACCGAACATTACATCATTATCAGGGGCAAATTTATGTTCGGAATCGACTGATTTAACAAAATAATTGTCTTGTACCTTGTAGGCAAAATCATATTTCATAGTAATAAACCCATACCTTATTAATCTCTACAAACTGATGCGGCTGGCAACGCCCCACGAGTACAGGATGACAGCTCAACCGCTTCATGATGAACGGCATCTAGGATCGCATAGTCTGCGAACTCAACGTCTGGGTCATCCCCAAACAACCAAAACATAAACCGTGACGGGATCAGGTGCGGGCACACATAATCTCCATTTTTATCGGTCTCGTAAAAATCAACCTCGCGACCTTTATCCCGAGTACAGTTGGGGCAAATCATCCGAGGTTGATTAAGAATGCTCCCAGTTGAACAATCATTATATCGACGGGTCCTAATCGCTTCTGCGGCATCGTGAGTTTTTGCAATAGCCGCGCACATATAGACCCACGTATAGCCTTCATTCTCGATGATTTCTTTGTTGTAATCGCCAAAACCACCCATTTCAACGGTTTTAGAGTCTGTACCGCTATCATTGATGAGTTTTACATCGAATATGAAGGATACCGCAGACTCGGAGTCATACCAATCGTGGTCAAGAATATGAGGTCTACCCACAAATCCTTGAGCCATCTGTCTAAGAACATTCTGATGCCATCTCCGGTACCCCAGATCTACCAGGTTATTTGATGCTGTAAAAGGCACCACCATCCAATCTTCAGCTGATGTTTCACTATTGGTGAGTTGTTGGATAGCTTTGAATTGAGATTCTGTAGGGGTGCCAATGTGAGTATCAAGTTCATCGCCCTCACCATTATCAGTAACTCGTAAAAATCCACCTGAAGATTTTTGCTCTACAAATTCCTCCTGAACAATTTCTTTCATGAGGGCTTTTAGACCCTCTAAATCTAGATCTTTGTATTCAGGCTTTACAGGAGTTTGCGCAGTCACAGGATCACTATCCAAATTATCTAATAGCTATAATACTCTAACTTAAAAATTAATGTGCTAGTATGAGTAACAGATAACCACTGCGGGTATTACTCCTTTATTTGATTACACGCTTCTTTGTTAGAGGCGTGTTTTTCATGTGTTCATCTAATCAGCGTTTTAGCAGTCTTACCATTTACGTTGATAAACGTTTCTTGCGCGGTTTCTTCATCCTGAGGAGACGGGTTTAATCCGGGCACCTCTTGAGTAATAAAGTTTGGCCATTCAAGTTCAACCTTTGGGCGTTGAGTTAGCCAGTACTCGTAACCCCGGTTGAGGGTAACTTCTACACCAATCGCCCAGATAATCTGTTTTGCTAAATACGATCGGATTGTATTGATTAGCTTTCCATACGCTAATGCGGGTGCAGCGCCCAATTCTTTAGATGCGCCTTGTTCCAAGCCTAACCCAGGAATAAGAAATACAGGTACCCCCGGAAACATCATTTTGTATCGAAGTTGTAAATGATGGTCGAGTAAGGGTTTTAGCGTTGGTGTTGCGGCTGCTAGCTTCTCAATTTTTGCACCATTACCTAGAAACAGGTCCATAATAATCCCTTCTCTCTGGCGAGATTCATAGTCTTCTCGGTAGGAGTTTTTATAGTTTTCCCCTTTATCTGGGGGCATCGTGTGGACATTTGGGAGGATTGATGCACCACGAGCAGCATCCGCGACATCAGCCGTAGAATTTTTGATATCCTCCCAGGAGTCAATCTGAGGGAGCCCAGGAACTAGCCCATAACGCCCCGTGTTGGGGGATTTGAAATGAAGAATTCGAGCCTGGTGTACTCCAGGCCAGATAATATCGTCCTCGCCTGGATTAACCCGTATCTGTTGGCGATAGTGCTGTATCCCTCCGTGCTCATCCTCATCCACGAAGATAGACAGTGAGGGAAGGTACATTGAGCGAGCTATGGAGTACCCTGATCCATCTCGTTCAATTCCCAACTCCATATACGAATCACCTAACCCACACATAGACCTCACAGCAGGTTCAAGGATTTGTCCACCTAATACTTCATCCCGTCCGTGGTATCGGTTTTTAAAATCCTCGACTAACCCTCGCACATAGGAATCGGGGTTATTCTCTGGATTGTCTTGATCCAGCTTAAGTTTCCAAGAATGAACCGATCCGTCTTCATCCTGAAATACATTCTGTGACAGAATGCGTAAACATGTGGCAAACTCTAACGACCAGGTAGACATTTCTAACAAACTGCGAGATGCCTCATAGGAAAATAGGATCGGCCTAAGGGGTAGCTCTGGTATATCAAGTTGTCTGAGTGTTTGTGTTCGTGGACGTCCAGCTGGAAGGATTTGATCCTGCGATCCAATTAACGATCCTTGAGACGACGGTCGACCCCTACGACGAGGACGACTGACCAGAGATACTAAATTTCCAAGCTGAGATAACGCGGACATCAAAAATAAATGCTACAGTTATGCTTAAATTAACTCATAAGTTAATATGGTGTGCCTAAATAGTAGCAGCATTCTTATATTTATAAGCGGGGTTGTCACGTCATTGATACTAATGGTTGGGGTGAGCCTCGTGATCCTGTCAGTGATGAACGAGTCCGACGAACAGCTAGATGAGTCGTAGCCATGGCAAACAAAACGATTACGGTCGATTCTACATTCCCTGACCCGGATAACCCAAACGAAGTAACAGAAAAAGTTGCCCGGTTTCGTTTACTAGGTGCCGATCGGGTCTGTATATCGTTATTTAATGACCTCGATGAATCGGTTACGTTGACGGGGTTTAAGATCGCGTTTTTCTCCAGTGAAACGTCTAAGAAAGCTGTAGACGGTCCTAGCACTGCGGAAGAATGGACAAACCCTGAACAATTCGGGGTGATTCTGAATGCTAGTCAGATCGGGCCTCAAACACTTGCAGCAGGAGAAAGGCTGATTTTCTGGATGCATCGACTGAATCCGGCCTATGCAATACAGCTTTTAGCGACCGCTGGAAGTACGGGGAAACTGAAAATTGATCTCGGAAGAGGGGATTTTTTAGATGGCACTAGTTAGTAAAGCGGGGTTTTCTACGGGGGGTGGGGGTTTGAGAGGCTATGCGTTTTTATCTCAAGCTCCCGATCCTATACAAAATGAAGGGTTGTCTGTTCGCATTGCTGGGATACCCGTTTATAGTGACGGGAACAGTTGGCTGACTTTTTCTGATAATTCTATCTTCCCCGGAGTATACGTATCAAACACGGGAAACGATTCGCGTGATGGGTCGTCTCCAGTAGAGGCAGTTGCAACGTTGAGCAAGGCTGAGTCGCTTGCTCAAGATGGCGGAGTAATTTTATTAGAGGCAGGAAGCAGTTGGGAGGATACGATTGTGTCTTCCAAGAAACTAAGAATTTCAGCTTTTAATTACATTGAAGAAACTGCGCCGTTACCCAAGATAAGTACCCTGGCAACAATAACGGGATTTTCAGATGAAGGCACACCCAATGTTTATCAGGTTTCGGTCCCTGCCTACGACACCTTTTCCGGCTACCCAGGTATTTTGCCAGGGAGAGGTAAAACCCCATGGATATACGAGATCGACGGTAGCGCTAAAACAGCACTCGCCTACCGAGACGCGATTGCGGAAGTTAGTACTAACCCAGGAACCTTTACATTCACTGGATCTGCTGAAAATTGGGCAAACAATGGCACGACAGCATTTATTCATTCAACAGATAGTACTGATCCGGGAGCGAATGGTCGGACATATAAAGCGAGTAAACGCATGTTTGCTGTTGCCTCCCCTTCGAATGATGTAATCGTCTCTCAAGTGAATTGCGATGATGTATCTGCTGAGGATGGGGCCATTCTCCTTACAGGCTACAGAAGTGAGATTGATAGCTGCTTAATCCGGGGATGCACAAAGCACAGCGCTGTTATCTTGAAAGCGGATGGAGTTATCAAGCGAACAATCTCCTATGATCCAGTTCCAGATGACACACAAGGGGGAGAGGAGTACTGGAGTGGAGGCAGGACGGATTACGCCATATACGAGGGAATTCCCGCCCCAGGAGTAGTTTCGCAATATGATGGATGCGTTGTTGCAGACGGATCAGGCATAGGATTGTATGCCCACACATCTGGGGGTGGGAATAATACCGCTCAAGTTATTTTTAGAAACAATTATGTTTTTAATAAACCTGCGGCAGCGATTTCAGCCGCAGACACTGATGAGATCGTAGCCCAAGATAACTATATAGAAAATTCTCGTTGGGGGATTACAGGCCAAACGGAAATAAATGTCGATGGATTGACGTTTATATATGACAGCCCTGCAGTTGGTCCTATTCCAGTTTATGGGGCTACATTAACTTCCATCGATTCCATTAATGTCAGCAATCTAGCTGTTGCAGGAGGTTTCAGCTTGAATGAAGCGATTCGTTCCCCCGGAAATCGCACATTAACCCACACCAGTGTGTACACTCCGGAAAGAGGGACGCTATTTACTAAATCCCCCTCTGGCGAAAGTTCTGGCGAATTCTCTGCATCTAAGTCTGTCCTGGAAATGCGGCGTCTTTATCTATACGAAACGGATGCTACTGGCGGGACATCAAGCGATAATCTCCTATTGGGAGATGTCGGTGACGGCACCCAGTCAAGGGCAGACTTGTTTGGAGTTCAGTATTTTGGCGCATCTGCTATCAACGCTCAAATAAGTACATTGGAGGTTGGCTCTATCGACAACGGAGTAGCCGCTCTTTGGTCGGACGCTAATCCTCGTCTCTCAGGAAACTTTGCCATTGACGCAAATTCCCAAGCATTGCAATCTGGTCGAAATTGGGGCGCGTTGCGCTGGAGAACCCGACCGAATTTAGCCGCGATGAAAGACAAGTGGAACGTTGGGATTTATGCCCATCCGGAAGGCCCAACAGGTGGGTCTGAGCTTGTTGTGCGTTAAAGCTTTTTATCCACGGAAGAGGGTACGGGAGAAGAAAGCGCATTGCAAATTGAACACCCGGTAAGAGTTCTTGACCCGTGGGAGACTGAACATACTTGTGCCCCTCGGTTGATTTGACCAGGATGAGATCTTTATCTAAGAGAATTAGGTTTTTCATTGAAAATAGTCCTTAGTGAGATACCGAGCTATCGTTAACACCAATCCTCTGTCCCGTGATGGTGATAAAAATGATTAAAGGCTTCATCCGAGGATGCATAAATTTTATAACTATAATCTCCAAAAACTGCGCCATATTCAGAATGAAAAGCGCAAAAGTTAAGCAACATATCTTCTTCGCCATCGTTCTCTAGGTAACCATACACTACCCAACCGCTACTATTCTCTCCTAGATACCTAGCCGGTAAAATTAGTACATTAAATGAGTATGGATAGTCTTTACCAGGTTCCTTTGGAGTTGTTATACCGTAATTCATAATTACTTATCTACTTAGACAAATCATTCTTATTCATAGCTAAAAACTTTTGTTGTTCAACAAAGAAAAGACGCCAGTCTTAAACACCGTTCGCTACTTTATACTTCGACAGCTCCGTGATTAAAGGATGCTCTTTTGTTAAAGCGTTGGGATTGGTGAAATACCGTTCCCTGTACTCAGCTTGGTCTAGTGATTCAAATTCTGAATAGAAAAAGAGAATGGCCTTTTGGATGGTCTCTTTTTGAGTTCTAGCAGCCATAGTTAGCCTGTAGCCATTGAACACAAACATATACCAACACACTGTTCCTGTCCTGAAACCCTCATAGGTCAGATAGAAATCAGGTCCCTTAAAACGCAACCCGTCGTGACCGCAATCACTACACCGTCTGTCATCGATCAACGCATCTAAGCAAGCCATCCAGAATTCGACATCTGAGAGATACCCCGTTTTTTGCTCATATTCATTAGGAGCAATGTCTTTTACATCCTTCATTAGATTTTTCTATTATTGTCCATAACTAAAAAATCTTCCTACTTAGACAGATCATTTTTACCCGTCACCGAGTGATCAAACAATCTACCCGCAACCGTTACAGTCCCGAGGCCAAATAATATAATTCCGCCTCGGGTGATTGGCGCATCGGGTTCTACGTCACCTACCAAACCACCAAGTACACATCCGGAACCTAGTATCCCTAAGAATAAGGATATGAGAAAATAAAACAAACATTCAGATGGGCTTAAATCCTTTGTTTTCATGATCTACCTATAAAACCTATACTTAGAAAGGAATCTGACTCTTTATTATCAACCGTGAATTCTAATTCTGTTAATAACTCTGTGACCCGTGTACCATTATTCCAAGAACAACACACATATTCAACAGCACACTCAGGCCCCCCGAATATTCACTTCAAGAATCGTTGCCGGTATTTTGTCTGGCCCGAGACTTACTTTTGTGCCTGGTCTAAGGATTTCCATATAACCCGTATTAGCTTTTCAAACTCAATGTATATCTTAACTTATGAGTTAATTTAGTGTGATAGTTTTATGCAAAAATTTTCAATCCGGTTACCCTAAAACCCTTGTCAGGTTTGAATCATTAGAATTCCAGTCTTTGATGTCCGGTCACCTGATACACGATAGTTTATTCAATTAAAAGTTAATTTGGTTTAATTGAATATTGGTAGAAATTTTAGGCTAGTGCAGCACCTTATAACCTTCATATACCTGGATTTCAGAGGTTTTAACACTAAATAGCGCAGCACCCTACAATATTCTAATCCAATTAACCTTAAATTCTTGCTATTCAAATATTGGTAAAAATTTTTACTATTTATTTGATTAAACATAGTATTGATAAGAATTTGTTTTGGTAGAAATTTATAGAATCTCTCTTTGTTTAGGGTAAGGGGGGCATTCTCACCAACCCTAAGTATCTTTTAATCAGAGGGGGTCTAGGTACTGAGACACTATTAGACCCCATTGATACTATCGACACTAACGACTATGTAGTGCTTTCATCTGACCTTCTGGATCGAGTAGCCAATGCATTTTCTTGCTCACGATTTACGATATCATCAAGCACCCATGTCTTAACCATAATCAAACCTCTATTACTAATTCAATTATATTGGCATCTTGCGATCGCAAGACTCATTTTCTAGCGGGTGAAATAATTTATCTAGTGTTGAATTGTTCATTGTTAAATATTCTCTTGCGATCGCAAGACTCGTTTAGATTCCATTGATACTATGTTTAGCTAATGTTCTGTGCGACTAACTTACGCACAATAGCTAAGGATTGTCCTCTATCTACTAAATCAATTATATAAAACTAAGAGTTTAGAACTATACAAGCTACAGGTTCGGTATCAACCTTATTCCAAACCGGATCGCTACTATCTACATGCAAACGACAACCAATGTAATTACGAGCTTCAAGCTTAAGTAGAACCGAGTTAACAGATTTTATATCCTCGTATCCGCGTGGTGCATCGTAACAAGGGATTGTGATAACCGCGTCATCAGGAACATCCTCTAACAGATTAATTAGCTCTCGTTTAGTCATCATAATATCCAAATCCTTATCATTCAATTCAATTATATAAAAGCCTAAAACACCCTAGATATATCCATAATACTCAGCATCGGACTTATCGATAATCCTTGAATAGTTCCCAGGTATCTTCAGGTCACTCACCTCATAGTGATACCAGGCGATTACCTCAACGTACTCACCCGTTCTCATATTCTGAGCGATGATCACCCGGGCGGGGCGGTTATAGACGTTCAAATCCCCCACGTTGGGGTTAGAGGGTAACTGATACATGGTTAAATACTAACTGTGTAAATCTGAAATCCGTTCTTTAGACTTAACTTAAACTGCTGGGACGGCTCATCATATATGAGTTCATGAACAAGCTCACCTATACATTGCTGCCCCTGATCAACCAACTCTTGTAACGCGGTCAAGTGTTCATCTTCCATACCTACTAACTTGACCACCACGTCTTGATAGGTAGTCTCTACCCTCAGCTCATAACCCTCTTCAACTGATGTTAGTGTCAGGCTATCAAGCCACTCATTGATAGTTGTTTTCATAATCATTTCACCTATAAGATTTTTTACCTGACTACTTGCGATCGCACAATTCATACTCACCTAGAAGAAAAGGGAAGCCGCTAATATCTGCGTCAGACTCCCGGTTATCATTACCGTCGCCAAAATCCACATAGATATATGTGGCATCAATGTCTTTAACTACCCCGATCTTTCCTTGCTTACTTTTGGCGTAGTTTCCGGCTTCCGAACAAACACTAGTAATTAATACTCTATCGTCGATATTAACCATATATTTCAGACCAATTACCTTCTAAATTTAGTTCTTAAGTTAATTATATTCGCTCAGTAGCTAACTGGCAAGCGGCATTGCATGAATATCCTGTAATCCTTATGTGAAGCGCAGTAGGACACAAAGATTTACGCTAGATTAATAACTAATTCACGTTCAATACACACAAAAGCATTGGCAATTAACTTAATTGAGTTATATAATTAACTTAAGAACGCGAAAGAAAGGACGCTGGCTATCACACTAGGAGAATTCTGAATCATGGCAATTATCACCACAACTCATAACTATCAAATTGAACTCGACTATATTGGGCGTTACTCCATAAACGACTTACCTAGCCAGCCTAGTCTCAATGCCCCTTGCTACAGCTATATTGTGTTCAATACATCATGGAATCGCACGGAATTATTAGGCGTTGTTGAAAACTGTTTCAACAATGAGCTGAATGTCAGTATCAGTCACAATACTGACATTGCAAAACTCGTTGACACGTTAATTACTGAAACTAAATTTAGTACTCCAGCTGCAAACCTATCAGGTCAAGGATTATACGGATTTCAACTAACCGTTACAGATCTAGATGCCTGCATTGTTTAATTCTTGCGATCGCATCTACCAGACAGAACAATCACTTCACTATTAATCATGCTAAAACCCTTTGTCCCTACAGCACACCAAGCCGAGCATTTAGGCAAATTCTTAGAATTAGGAAACAACAAGAAAATATTTGTTCGATCCTGGTTACCACCAATAGCGGGTATTGATGAGTTGCATTGCATGAATATCCCGTAATCCTTATGTGAAGCGCAGTAGGACACAAAGATTTACGCTAGATTAATAACTAATTCACGTTCAATACACACAAAAGCATTGGCAATTAACTTAATTGAGTTATATAATTAACTTAAGAACGCGAAAGAAAAGGAGCTTTAGGTTATGACTCATAAATCGATTGCGCAAATAATTAGATACAAGGCTAACGGGGTCATTGCCTTACTCTATGCAGAGGATTTAGCTACCGTTATGTCATTGCCCGTCTATATCCCGTATACAGACATAATAATTAAATAACATAAAAGCATAGGCAATTAACTTAAGAACGAAAGAAAAAGAGCATGACTACCCCATCAATCCGTTTTACCTACTCTATTACCACAACTGAAAGCGCTGAACACGGTGACTATGCTGATTGTGGTTTCTGTGACTGCTACGGTAACGCTATTACAGATCGTGAATCGCAATTGAACGAAAATGATTACGATATCGTTGAGCAGTACGCTGAAGCTGGCGATCTTGAGTATTTCACAGAAAAAGCAATTGAATTAGGTTGCTACCAAGACAATAACGTTACGGCTGGCAACCGCTCTTATTACACAGTTGATGAGCATATCAAAGACTATTCAGCCGACGCACGTTGGTCCTACTGCTATCACGTTTCAGGGTTTGATATGAAAGTAATTCGGGCGATTGACTCAGCTATTAAAAAAGGTCGTGTAACCGATACTGAACGAGAAATTTTTGACTACTACGAATCAGTACAACTAAGCATTGTTTAATTCTTGCGATCGCAAACTCTTAGAAACTAAACATGATGAAGCCTTTTGTCCCTACAGCACACCAAGCCGAGCATTTAGGCAAATTCTTAGAATTAGGAAACAACAAGAAAATATTTGTTCGATCCTGGTTACCACCAATACATGGTACCGATGAGTTGCATTGCAGAATGTTCGTGTGTGGCAGAATGTTCGTGTGTGGCAGAAAGCAACTTGATCAATGGGTAAGTAGTGGCTACGCCAAAGAATGCGCGTCATTTCCCACAGAACTATATTGTCCTTGGTACCCACCAATAACGGCTGTTTAACACCTTGCGATCGCAAACTTAGGAGAACCTAGAATCATGGAATCACCAACGATTGAAGAAATCTTAGAAGCTTATTTCACCTGTGCATTATGGAGTTCAATTGATCATACAGATCAACCTATGGACGATAACTACAGTCTTAACGATATCGCCACACCGCTTAAAGAACTAGCATTCGCTGAGATCAATTGCTGGCTAGGTTACTGTAATGAACTAGGGTTAATAGAACAATTTCTTAATCATCCTCAGACAACACAAGCTACGCGAGTCACACCAGAAAAAATGTTAGGTCATGATTTTTGGCTCACTCGTAACGGTCACGGTTCGGGGTTTTGGGATCGTGGCTTGGGTCAATTAGGTAACGATCTAACAGACGCTACTAAAACCTTTGGGACTATGGATCTCTATGTCGGTGACGATAACAAAATCTACGCTTAATCCTTGCGATCGCAACACTCCACAGAAAATTTTTTTGATTGTAAATTCACTTAAGAACGAGGAAGAGAGATATGGTTTCCCTAGCCACTAAAAACGCCCTTATTGAATACTTCGACACTCCAGAGATCGGTGAACACTGCCCTATGTACTGGCAATGGAACGGTCTAGGTTGCATCGATGGCCAGCTATGTTTAGAACGTGAATTAAACCAAGACATACCAGGAAAACAAAGTAAACTAATCGCTACCGTTAATTTCCCGATAGACGATGAAAAATCTTTTATAGGGCGATATGTGATCTACAGCGGGCGGCATTATATAAACCCTACTCAAGGTAAAACTTATTACAGAGTCAACCGGGCTGACCATAACCTTAGCGGCGTATTACTTGAACGAGAAGCAGTTGTAGCTTAAACACCTTGCGATCGCATAAGCATCTACCAGATACATTTTTTTTTGACTTGAAATTAACTAATTAGTTACCTATGTCTGCAATAACCCTACCAGCAGCTACAACCCTAGACAAAAGACAATTCATAGCATTGTCTGAACTGTGCTATGGCTGCCCTACGAAAGCAAGTCTACAAAACATCCTCGTGACTGATAACGCACTATACGCGACAAACGGTCACATTCTAGGGGTATTGACTAGCTCACATGTCGAGAATTTTAGTCAGATTGATAGTTACCAGGTCTATGGGTATAACACTCTAATCGGTGATAAAACTATCACTCAGTCAAGACGCATTGGTTACGATAAAAAATCTAAAGTGTATGACGTTAATGAGCGGATCTACACTGGCTCAGTTGACTGGCCTAAGAACGTTATAAGGTTGGTGCCTGATAGCGGCACAATCTCAATCACCTATGACCTAGACAGTATCGATCCCGTTACGATGTTTGCAAATCATGAGCACTGCAACATAGTCTCAATGTTCATTGATGGGGACACGGTGATCTATGTACCGTCAGTGAGAATAGATAGTGACGATGAAACACAGAGTATCAAGCACTATAGTGTTAAACATTTTGATACTAATGTGGCATGTCCTAACAGCGAGTTTCAATATGTCACAAGTTACAACCCAGACTATCTAATTGATATATGGAACCTGGCTGACTCTATTGGATGTGACGAGTTCACCTTGCATATCACACCGGGTGAAATCCCAATGCGTTTTGATGCGGTGAATGGGAAAACGGGTCAGAAAGTCTTTGGGGTGCTTATGAGTGTTCGGATGAGAGATACAGATACCATCAAAACAATTGCAGCTCGGTAACCAATACTATGACATACGCCGAACGAGAAATAAGAAACCCCTATTACTCAGGGAATATCTTTACTCCTGAGGAGGAAATAGAGCTAAACTATTCGGCAATAACAATATATGCCAAGCAGACTATTTACGCTCAGGCTAACCCTGCTAAGGATGAGCCTAAGTGGACATATTCCGGCATTACTAATACGGGTGAGCACAACATGATCAATCAATAGACTCCATTGCGATCGCAAACATCTCATCAATCATAAACTCCCTTGAACATATTAGCTAATTAACGCTAATTTCATATAAAAGCGTGTGCAGTAGGGACACTCAAGCAGTATAATTGAATTAAGAAATTTAGAGGAAATCAAATGACCCCTATAACTATAACCAGACAGGAAACACTAAACGTACACGTTGTTGTAGAGACCTATATCGATGGCGCGCTAGCAGATTCCGTTTCCCCCATTGGTCATCGTATGGATGTTGACTATAGTAAAAAGGATATACCCGAAGAGAGTATGGGACTATTGAAAGACTCCATCTCTAAATTTATAGATGACAATCGCAAACTTGTTACTGAGCTATTCGAGAGAAAAGCTGAGTATCTTAAAGGTGATGATTATGCTCACGACCCGGAGAGGTTTGAGTGGTTCTTTGGGTATAACGTGTGGAAAGCGTCCAATAACGATAGAGAAATATGGTGGAACATTCAACTCCCACCAGGTGAGGAATTAGGTAAGCAGCTCACAGACGCGGCAGAAAAGGCCAATCTGCCCAAACCGACTATTAGCAACGGGAAGATAAAATTCGTACTCTAGAAACCCCTCCCTGAGATCGCAAAAACATCTCATCACTCATAAACTCCCTAGAATTCTAGGGAGTTTTTATTTTGCATATCCCGGTAGCCTTCACACAACTCATACAGTAACTTTAATAGAATCGTAGTCTAGGCTGTAGCCATTAAGTTAATTGAGTTATATAATTAACTTAAGAACGAAAGGAAAGGATTGAACCTATGTCTTATTCAGTATCAACGCTTGCAACACCGGAAACACCTAACTCTGAATGGTGTGAGTACGACACTCTATCTCATACGTGGGCTTATAACTGTGGTGAGCTAGTTCCCCATCTAGAGTACGGTTGTATTTACTTCCACCGGGTGAATAACACCGGTTTGATTAAAACAACTGAAACGCAGCACTATAGAGGATATTGCAACGTTGATATGTATCCCGGGACCGATGTGATCCCTGTTCAAAATCTACGATTTGAAAGAATCGTCAGTCAGCTGCTACTAAAGAATTGATTCAACTGCGATCGCAAACATCTACCACAGACTTTTTTTTTGACTGTAAATTAACTTATTGACCAACCATGCTAGCTACTGAATTAATCCTTGGGACTCCAGAAAAATTCGCACCATCAGAAATCAAAACAGCACTTATGGCAAACTTCCCCGATGCTGACGTTTATACAACTGCTGACCAAACTCCGAGCCTGGTAACTAACTGCAACCAAACTACCTGGGATTGGCTAAATCAGTGGTATTTATTTCCGGGCCAGCTGACTACCTTTCCCGACCTAGACCAAGAGAAGGCGTTCATCGTAATTCCGTTTGCAGGCTAATCGCATCTACCACGTAAAAAACCATGGCTATCCGACCAAACGCGCCAATTAAGTATCACAGTGATTTATTTGCTACAAATTCAGGCTTTGTTGACATCCTAGGAGTTAACTACAACACTACAGTGTTTGGAATTTGGTATTGCAAAGACTCAAATACATACGAGGTTCAAGTCTGGCACCTTACCAACCAAACACCTGGGTGGCGACAAATTCACGAATGTACAGTTGATGAATTAACTTTAGAGGACGCGCGGGCATCCATGATTCAGTACTACACGCAAACGCTAGATTAAATTACTAACATTTAGAACCATGACTGACTCATTTAGAGCACAATACTCAGAAGACTTTATAGCTAAGCACGCACAACTCAGGGATGCTCTCAAAGACAACGAAGTGCCCGCATACTACGCGAATGTAACTGCTAGAAATATATTAACCGGTCAAGTCACAGACCAGACGCTTACGTGGTTACTTCAAGCGTTATCTACCAGTACCGAAGCTGTTCAACCGTTGACAGCAGAACAACACTGTCAAGACTTATCAAAAGCGTACTCATGGTTAAGCTTGTGGCAATATGCTAACTACCTGCTAGAACAATGCCAGGGTATAGAAAACGAAACTCAAGCATTTCAAAAGGCTAAGGAAGTATTAGCCAGTGATGCTTATTTAGTGTCTGATGTTGAGGGTGAAGCTTATTATTCTCATCATTTGTATTCATAGCTAAGATTTTCAGCAGTTTTATACTGATCTTCGTTTCAGTGCGATCGCTAAGAATTCACAAACCCTTTATGTTTTGATTTCATGAAGGGTTTTATTTTCATCCGGTTAGAGATCTTCACTTAAAAAATATTTTAATTAATTTAGTGAGTTTTTGAGTGAAAGTTTCTGGGATCATGGTTGCGATCGCGAGGTGAATCCAACGAAACTTCAAGGGTTTCAAGTACCTAATCAGATTAAACAACAGTAGTTAAATAGGATAAATAACCATGGAATCTGAACTACAAACTAATTACTTTGCGCGCATAATTCACGGTACTAACAGTATTTTGTGGAGTTGACGCGATAGGAAGCTATTTCAGACGATTGACGATTAAAAACTACCCAGCAATTAAAAGGATCTCACTGTCGTAGTTTCAGCGGTAGTGAGATTTTTCATATCTAGGAGGATGGCATTTGACTTTAAGTGAGTTAAACTAGCTAATAAGTTAATTCAGTTAATAGGAGTTCGATTATGGTATCCATCACTGCATACGGCATGAGCGTATCCATTACCCTGGAGGAAATGACGATCACCCGGTATGTGGACTCTCTCAATGAACTAGGGGTGACGCTCCACTATTACCAGAACTGGTACAGTGAATGTCAAAACGACGCACATCGTTTCTTTAATGAACTACTAACCCAAGTAGCATAAGTTTTTTTGATTGCACATTAACTAAAGAGTTAAAAATTATGCCTGAAATCGTTAAATCCAAAAACCACGTAGCTTTCTCAGACTGCAAAAACTATGAGTATGTCCTTACTGAAGGGCATCTCTACAAATGCTCAGTGAGTAACCCGTTTGACACTGAGGACAATCGATTAGGGGCCTGGGAGTGCTCAGAAGCGATGGCGCTTAATTTGCCTGATATCTATCCATTCCTACAACCTCAGAAGGTCGATAGCTGGCAAGAGCGGGTCTATAACGCTCCCGTTACTGGCAGAGGTACAGCCACACTATTTAGATCGCCCGTTACAGGCGGATACGTCGGGATTGATTAACAGGAGATGTATGATTTTTCAGATGACGAATATGACCTACTAACCGAGATTGCGTTGTGTAGGGATATAACAGATCGACCCCAGAAAGGTAGAGATCACCGGATTAAACCCAAAACCAGAGCACGAAAAACCCGTTTAATCAGAGAATTCTTCAACGATCGACCGATAGAGAAATTACCAGGGGAGTCTCTACATAACGCTCAAATACGCTGGCTAAACGAAAACTACCCAGAATGGAACGACCCAATACCTAATATTGACGAGGAACTATGACTAAGCAAGAGATTATCCAAAAATTCTTAGAAACCGCACCAGAAAACTGGGACGAATTGATTAGTACGCTACCGGGGTGTTCCACAATGCTTATACAGCAGCTTGATAACGAACTCTGTAGCCAAATACAAACTATGGCTAAACTATCAGGTTACTTTGCGGCTAGAGGCGCAGCTGGTTGTGGTGATGCGGGTCACTTCCGGGGGTTAGTTAGTGGTGACGGGAAAGTCACAACCATCAGACGGGTACTCGGGACTAAATAGTCTATTAACTCAATTAAATAACTGTTGAATCCCTTAGGTAACAATCTATCTAGGGGATTTCTTTAACTTTTAAGTTAAACTAGAAAGGCGATACCCCTAGGCAGGACAAATGTCTAAGGGTATCTAATCGTAATTTAGAAATGAGGTCTAAATCATGACTGATTCAATTGTAAAACACAACTACCGAGGTTTCACCGTACACCAATTAAAAGGTAGTGGTTATCTAAACCTGGCGCATATAGCTAAAGCCACTAAAGGAAACCTGCAAAAATGGAAGAACCTCGATTCAACTAAAGCACTCTTAATGGAGTTCAATAAACTATATAACGAGTGTTCCATATTGAACGATCGAATAGAGCCCCTAGAAGTTAAATACAACCCTTTTACCGGGGGCCGTGGGACTTGGGCACATCCAGATATCGCAATCCAATTTGCTCATTGGTGTAACCCTACCATTGGATTAAAAGTAACTGAATGGGCATACCACCGAAAACCATCTTCACTCTATGAAGAATACATACTCTCAAAGGTGGATAAAAAGGGTTCAGAAGGGGTGACACTCACATCTTTTTATATGGGCTTCCGAAATAGTAAAAAATTCTCAAATAAACCCAAGTCACTTATAAGACAGGCTTTGATAGACCTCAGCAATAGAAGATTAATAGACTACGATTCCGACCGCGAGATAGCCTACAAACGCTAGCAACTGCAACAACTGAATAACCGCAAGGATCCCCGGTCGTTGAATAACCGGGGATTTTTATTTGTATTACATATGCAGAATACAATCTGTAGCATAAATACAAGCGTACTAGAATAGCATCAGGATTAAATATACTACTTTATGGGATACATATGTGTAGTAAAGCTAAAAATACGTAGGCGTAACTATAGACATTAATTGAATTAAAATGCCTGTATGCTTCAAATACGTAATATTTACATACTACCTTTTAACGAAAAATAAGGGTTCTAGCGACTCAATTAAACTTCATTGGTAGAAAAAAAGTATAATAAAGTAATGCAAAATAAAAAATGGTTATTACCATGAATCTATATACACCAACCGGTTGAGCCGAAAAGTGACACTATTAACGGTTCTACAGAGAGATACAAAATTGAATATGTGCTCAACCCGGTATAAAAAGATACTCATTAACTGAGTTAGATCAACCGGGTGTACTAGCCAAAATTAGGATTAGAAAAAGAAGGATATATAATATATATATTTCTTATACTCTAAACTATACACTCTATATATATCAATCTTTTCGGACGATCTTAAACTAGTAACTACATTACACGTAGTATTTTCATGTATTACGCTAGAACTTAATCAAAGCAATAGTTTCGGCGATTAAATCCCAACGGTCGATCTTATACTCAAAAGTGTCACTTTTTTGAATTTTCGATTTTACTCTCGTGAATGCTTAAGGAAATGTTAAGAGCTGTACTAGTAATATACGTAGAAACGGGCTTTCAACGGTTGATTAACGGTTTAACTGAATTAACTTTAGTCATGACCTCGGATGAGAACCCTATTGAAACGGCTATTAGGTTGTGGGGGTATGAATCGGTCTGCGAGGCTGCAAAACAATTCTCCTTTGACGGTTGGCCGAAGGATGAAAGTCATGGTTGAAATAATCTGGGTATCCGATCCAGATGCAGAGATCTTGCGTAAAGATCTAGAATCGCCTAGTCAACTGTCGGAGGATGCGATCGCACGCTACAAGAAAGCCTTGCCAACTGTATCGGGAATTTTGCCTGGGAAAGGCGGAGTTTCGGGCGATCTTTCTGAAACAGCGGTACTGGAAGACTCTGCTTCCAGGTGATGAGTATACTGTGCTAATTTGTTCGTGTTGCCCGTGTGGGGAAGGCTAATGAATAAAAACAGAGTGTTATTTTTGGAGCAGAACGCGAAACTCTTGCTGCGTCTGCTTCGGGCTGAGAAATTAGATGAACTGGAGCCCATACTTCGCCCAGGGGCCGTCAGTGCTATTGAATGGTTGCTGGCTGTGAAGAAAAAACCCGGTAGTACCTATGCTGAGCTGGCTACTGCCATGAGTTCCAACGAGCAAACCGCAGGGCAAACCCTCAGAGCACTCGCGGATGGGGGAGCGATTAGGCAAGAGATTTTGTCTGCACAAGATTCTGATTCCGGCAGGCAAGAAGTAATCAATTTCATAGAGGGATCTAAATAAAAAACTTGTTGACATCCCCATGCGGGGAAGATAACATAAGGGTATCGAAAGCAAATAAGGAGCCAAAATAATGACTGCACCACTGGCAATCTTAAACACCACCATCGCCACTACTGACGGACAGTACTCTGTACAGACAATTGATCTTGATATCGCGAGGCAGCTTGTTGCAGATAATGAGCTAGACAGCGCAGTAGGTCATCAGTCTACTGCTGACGTTATGACAACTCTCTTGGGGACTGATATTCCCATGAACCGTCAAATGTTTCAGCAGCAGCCAGGGCAACAAGCCTTGGTGTTCAAACTAAACGGTCGTCCTCCTGAAGGCCAGATCTTATCTGTCGAGGAAATCGAAGAAATAGGATACTCTTTCAAACTCATGACCCGTAATGCCTAACTAATGCCTGGAATACTTTGGGGAGTTCAAAAAAAGGTCTCCCCCAAAGTACGGTTAAATTTCCGGCTTAAATCCGAAACCTAGGGGGCCTTCCCCCGATGGTCTGCTGCATATCAAGGTAATTTAAGGAGTCGAAAATGGGTTATCAAGGCACCAAAACAATTTCACGAACTGTTGAAACTCTTATTGACGAATTCAAGTCAATGGGGTTTGACAACATAGATGCCAATATACTAAGAGACATGATTTCTGAATCTGACGTGGTCGGATCCAGGGATACAGATGTTTGGGTGGAAGCTTCGGCGTCTCAGTCCGCAGATTTAGAGGAGCATCCTCATCTGGTTTACTGTACCCTGGACTTAGATAAGCCAAACGCCATCACTGAAAGAATTTACCGGGCTGTATAAGCACTGTGCTAGGGTGGCCCTGTTCTGGGTCAATAGAGATCTTCCAGAGGCTTGTTTTTGGAGCGAATAATGCTTTTAAGAAAAAAGAAAGCCCACGCATTCGATCGCGCCACCTCAATATGCCGTATGACCAACAAATAAAATGAGCGCTTGCAGAAGTTGTAACCGTGCCATCTCAAATGGCGGGGAGTGCCGAGAGTTCTTACTTTCGGATGGATACTATACCTGGCTCACTCCCGTGAAAACCATAGACGAGGCCAAAGCCATGAATACCAATCTAGAATGGTCTGCATCCTTGGATATCATTAAGTGCACTCACAATGGTTTTCGGTGGATTGATGACGAGGTTGTTGAGGTAATCAGATGATTCAGATTGTAAATGGCAATGGACAGGTAATTTTCGAAATTCCCACCTCAGAGATTGATGGGGTTATTCAGATCCCAATCCGCTTAACTTGGGCGGATTCAATGGGGGCAACTATAGAGGTGTCTTGCCCCACGTTTGGAGTTTCCTCGAAAAGTATTGATCTGTAGTCAATAATGTAGTATTTATCTGTTATTGACTATCCTTAACGTCTCACACCTCTGCAAGGACGAATAAACCGTTTAGCCCTTCTATTATGGCTACTCAATCGAGCTGTATCTAAGCTAGTATTCTCACTCGCTACCATCGTATTTGTCAGGCTACCAGGTACATAAACCTCCCCATTACCGCCTTTGCTGAGCCAGATATAAAATGCCGCTTCAGCCATCATCAGGGCATAGTAGAGACCGTTGGCAACATCGGTCTTTTCCCATTTACCCGTGAGCGGATCACATTTTACACCCATGTAATGGCGCAAGGGTGATAATTCCGTTGGCGATGCTAACCATTTAGTCCAGTCGTCGGGCAGTCGGGTTAATGGGTGTCTAATGTTGGGATCTTTATTGGCTTCTGTGAGTAAGAATCCCCTCATTGCCTGCATCATGAATTTCTCATTACGGATTAGGTGACAGGGGATATCCGATCCGCCTTCTCTCACGTAGTCGCGCTTAAACGCATCACTCAAGCCGCTACGTTGATCAGCCATCAATAGATTCGTGGTTCTCTGTAACTCCGCTGCAACGGTGCGGTTGGGTTCATTGTCGATACAGCCGATCATGATATTCTCACGTTTCATGATGGCCTCGACCTGGTTCATTGGCACTTCTTCAGCGTAATAAATCTGCCTGATTGCAGAATCTACAACCATCTCAACAGGCTTATCGGCCCATCCGTGCGGTAGAGAGATATCTGAGATCGTAACCCAGAATCCATTACGGCCCTGATCAATCCCAGCTACCCGTAGCTCAGGTTTTCGGCTAGCAAGGGGAGCATTAATCGCCCTCGTTAGAATTGGTATCGTGAGCGCTGATGTACCGGCTTCTGAGGGGTGACCTAGACCCTGCTGAATCCAATCACTCGCGTCAGTCATTTCCAGACCGTTACGAATCAGGTCAGCTGCCAGGTTAATCTTGGTCCGTCTCATGAGGGGACCATAATGGATCACGCATTTGTAGCGCTTCTCTGGTATTCCCTCAGGTAGACCATCTAAAAATTTTCGTAAAGTAACCCCAGTGTTCCGGCATTGAAATCGTGCCCCCAGACGAGTAGATTCCCCAATCTCTTCACCACAATTCGGACAGCCAAAATAAGCGCTTTCGACCGGATTAGATTCATCTTTGTGAAACCATACGACCGGTCGATTAGACTCTGACACGTAGGCTTCTGATATTTGACCAAAGCTATCGGTGCGTGAGAAGGGCTTAAGTAAGCACCCAAAAGGATCAAGAGGTGACACGGTTCCACATTCATCACACTTAAAATGTGGGTAGAAATGATGATCACAGCCCTTGATTTCCATCTCAATACCAAGGCCACTACCAGGGGTACCCAGTTCACGCACGGGTTTAGAATCAATCCGGGAAAAATCTAATCGACGGTAGAAGACATCGGACGCACCTACAGGCCACTGCGATCGCTCCTCATAAAACTGAATATCAGCTTTATAAGAGTGAGCGCCTGATCCAACAGCTGATTTACCTTGAGAACTTCGTTGCGCTTGGTCACTCGTGCTGGCATAGGTAAAGATGCTATTTACTCCACCGACCATATGTCGAGTTTGTGACTGAACATCTTTAGTTCGATTGAAGCTCACCCCATCAGGCACCATTGCGGCTATCCAATGATCCAGGCATGGTTTAAATTGCGTGGGCTGCGCATTAGTTAAAGATTTCGCTTTATCAAATACATAGGCGAATACCAATCGCCCTGATGTTTGAGTGTCACAGGCTAAAAGTACGTGGCTCAGGCTCTTGCTCAACTGCGAGCACGCGATTGTCACAGTATGGCCAACTCGGAAATCTCCCAGAAGTTCTAGAAGTTCTTCTAACCACGGATCAATAACCAAAGGTGATCCATCTTCCGTGTGCCCGTATTTTTTAACTCGCTCAACAAACCCATGACCCCCTAATTGCCATTTCTCCTGGATGAAATCATCACGCTTCTGTTGATCACTTCGTGAAACATCCTTGGCTTCTTTGAGAATTAAATCAACTAACCCGGATGCACCCTCACCTAGCAGCTGTTTACGATATTTAGCCGCTCGTTGAGCAATGACTGATTTAGGGTGTTTGGTAGGATCTAGGTTTTTCTTTGGCACTACATCCCCTCCCCTGCAATTTCCATCACTTCAGCCTCAAGCGCATCGACTAATTGTTTGCGTTCCCTCTGAGCTTCACCTAAACGGTTATTAGAGAGCCCCATTACATGCTCAAGAACAACTGCTACCTGGTTAAACGTCTCCTCAGGTAAGAATTCTTTGAGAGCCTCATTCATTAAAATAACCTCTTGTTGAATTCGGCCAGACACTAGAAGCTCTACAGGAGCATTGGCACCTGTAAGGGTGGATAGTTCAGAAATGATGTTCTTGGCTTCTTTGATATAGCCCATACGAACTTTATGGGTGAACCCGTATTCTCCAGCTGCGCGATTGTCCTCATCATCGTCAAGCTCTTTCATCACCTTAGAAAGCAAGTTCTCAAGCCGCCTACGCTGAAGTTCTTGATAGCTCTCGAAGTTAGCTCTAGTTTCCTCAGCACTCGATTTCATATACCGGGTGAACTGATTTTTAAGGGATACCACCGTGTAGGGCTTGTTCTTATCCGTCCGAATCCCATGCTGCTCATAGAGTTCCATTGCAAACTCTTCATCGATCTCATGCCCATTCAACCGATGTCGGGTGAGTAATCGAGTCAACTCACGTTTAGTTTTTTCTCTCTGGGCAAGTATTTCAGAAGTCTTGCTAGGCTTACGTTTCATGAATTTTTGTGTCGTTTTTAACGTTCTATAAGGCAGACACTGAATTTTCCATAAAAGTATAGCCAATTCGTGTGAGACCAGTTACACTTGAGTTAATTAAGTTAGTTAATGAGTTAATTTAGTCATGAATGATGAATGCAATTCTGTATATGTTCAAGATGGATACTTAGTTATCCAAACAACTAATGGCGATGCACTTACTCTAAGTCGGCAAGATGTGCGGCTGATCCAACAGTTTATATGGCAATCAAAGAACCATCCTAATTGGGCAGCGCTTGATCGTGCTAGTTCTAGACAAAATCAACCCTGGCCAACGGAATTGTAATTAGTTATTAGCCTCATTAGCTCAACGGTAGAACACTCGGCTTTTAACTACTTGGTCATTGTGTTTGAGTAAGGAGTTAATTATGGAAATGTTTGTTGTTGGTTATGCAGATTTTTACAATAATGACTTGGTTCTAACAGTTGAACAGGCTGACAATTACGTTGAAGCGATTAAAAATAGATTGATGAGAGACGTCTCATCAGATGGTTACACAGAAGAAGAGTATCAAGCAATATTAAATAATCAACGAGAATACTTAGCCGATATGCCCTCACAAATAGATGATATTAAGCAATTCTTTTTTGATAGCGACTCTTTGATTGATGTAATTGAGATTGAGAGACAAAGTTAGGATTTAACCATGGAATGGTACCCAGTAGAAACAGCTCCAACCGATGGAACCAGGATATTACTATATCGACCGGGATCTTATGTTACTTGGGCAATGATAGTCATTGGTAATTTTGATGATGACAGATATGCCGCACGACCTAAACCGTATTGGACGCACGACTTAGAGCGATTATTAGGAAAGTTAGACGCTAGAAAAACTCCACCGACCCATTGGATGCCCCTACCCGAGGCACCTAACGACGAAACATATTAATTGAGGAGTTAATTTTATGACCAAAGATGCTGCATAGTTCATATTAGAGATGTTAGACGGTTCAGAAATAGACGCGTCTATCGTTGAAAATTACTCAGGTCGTTGTATGTATGGGACTGAAACATTCGGCGTTAAAACAGATGCAAGTCCAGGTAAAACATTAGCTGCTGTATTAGTCGGAATATTAGGCATTCCAAGTTTTGAAACAGATGATTACCCAGATGTTGAGTATTCTGATTTTCAAAATCTGCAATCAGACACTTTAGGTTTGGGATACGTAATTTATTAAGGATTAAATTATGGCTTACTCGATATCTTTTTACTTAAAACCCGAGTCATTGGAGTTGATTGACAGTGTTTCTGATGGTCATGTATTAGCGTTTTTGAAGCAACTTTTCGAGGAAGATTATCAGCGTAATCATATAACCCCCGATGGTTTATTTTCTTATGTGAAACCTAGAGGTCGAGAAGCATGGGAACGTAAATGTTTTGATGCATTAGGCTTCTTGCATCAACAGGGGTTAGTTAATGAGATTTCAGCAGATGATTGGAATTCAGAACCATCGATAATTGAAAAACTTAAAAAATACCAACATACAGAATTGATTCCAATTTCAAAAGATGAGTAAAATAAAATCGCGACATTCAGTGGTTAAACAATATGCTAAGGGTTGTCATTCTATTAAAGAAGTAGCAAAAGCTCTTGGTGTCACGCCTCCCACACTACGAAAATATATCAAAACGCACAACTTACAAAGAAATATTCAACAGGCAAAAAATCATTATTTTAGTAATCTATATCCAATAGGTTCTTTAATAGGTAAAAATAGGATTCTTAAATATATTCCAGGGTGTTCACCGTCATGGCTAGTTCAATGCTCATGCGGAAGTAAACCAAGAATACTTAAGAAAGACAGAATTGATAAAAAAGTGGGTTGTTATCATTGCTTGAAGGTATTCGATATTGATGATGTTAGTATCCCAGGTTGGGAAATTACATCTCGTTATATGGGGTTTAGTGGGAATGGAAAAACAAAGGTACGTGCAACAAAGGTAAATGCTAAATGTCTATCGTGCAATAAAACATATGTTAGACAATTACACAGTCTCATTAATCAAACTATAGGCGGTTGTATTCACTGTATTAATTCTAGAAATAAATCAGTTCCAAAAGATGAGTAATGCCCACATCTCAACAATCCATAACCATTAGAATCCCGTCTGACTTAAAAGACTGGATAAAAGATCATATCTCTAATAGCCGTACTCAAACCGGCCTGTTTACGGAAGCGCTGATCCTTTATTACCGGGCGTATCTCTATATCAAACCTCATTTGAGACGCTTGGTATCCACAGATTACAGCGAGTTTATTAACCCGGTAATCAGTCCTGAGCACTATGAGTTACTGTCTACCCTTAATACTGGTCGAGGTAACCAACGGTCGCATAAACAGGTGGGTAATCACCTTAGAAACGCTATCACAATCTATAGCAAGCTATATCAGGATGTGGCAGTGTATAACATCCATGAGATCGACATTCAAGATGACGAGTTAGGGGTGATTCATTTACTTGAGGAAGTAGAGATTATTAACCTAAATACTGGAGCATTTAAACGATGAATTCACGATTTTTTATAAGTCTAGAGGACACTATTGAATTTGAGTTTAAAGCGTATATTTTAGAGCGAGTTAGAAAAGATAATCCAGATTTACCTAGTGATGCTGAAATAGCAATACACTGGCCTACCGAACAAGATCCTAGATTTTGGGTAGACGTATTAAGCGAACAGCATTGCAAAGATACTGATGATTCCGACTATGACGAACAACCAAATGGCGATCCTATTTTTGATCAATACGTTCTAGTTTCAAACGACCTTCTTCAGAAAGAATGTCCCGAGTTTTTTGATAAGTACAATGTATTTGACAATCCAAAGAGGGGGTAAATAATAACTCATGAACAGGCACCTTGATCTCTAAAAAGAACTGCTAGACCTTATTCAAGGTGCAATTGAATATGGGATCTCATACGCTTTGATGGAACTTGACATTCAAGATAATGAGTTAGGGGTGATTCATTTACTTGAGGAAGTAGAGATTATTAACCTAAATACTGGAGCATTTAAACGATGAACAGAAAACGGCAAATAATAGCATCAACGAAATTTCTTTTTGCAGGTTTACTCTGGGTACTTGCAAAACCTGTTTTTGCGGGACCAATAACTATTCACCCGGCAAACCGGCACATCACTGAACAGACTCGCGGATCTAGCACGGCCATGTGTTGGATTGATTACAACGAGTATGGCGTATTTACATCTCATCCCTGGTGCCAGGTACATTTACCTGCTCCTTCAGGGCCACACACTCGTGAACCACAACTTGTAGTTGGTGGATCCTCTTACATTGAAGGGAGAATTTCTGGACAACCTGGGACAGCTGTTTGTACTGTCAACTTCAACGCGCAAAATGTACTTGTCACCATCCCTTTGTGTTATCGGGGACTAAGTGGCGGCGGGTGATTCATTTACTAGAGATTATTGACCTAAATACTGGAGCATTTAAACGATGAAGATACAAATTCAAATAAACTATAGCTTTAGTGACTGTGAAACTGTATTCAGAAATGTAGAAATCCCAGAGGGTGCATCAGTAGAGGATGCTAAAAGCATTATAGAAAAGATGAAAGAGGATTTTTTAGATTCGCTTAACTACGAAGATGTAGAAGGCGAAGCAATGTTTAATGATTCGGATTTAGAGTATGTAGCATTAAAAGGTACCAATGGAACAGATAACAGCTTATAAAACAATTGATGCCCAAGTGTTTCAAAATGAACATGGGGCCAAAATGCATGAATTGAAATTAGACCTTAATGGATCATTTTCTAAAGAATCTGCTTATGAGAAAATGGCGTTTGAAGAGGTTTTATCCTGGATTGAAAACAACCAAGATTTAGTAAGAAAATATCTAGAACTATTATGACTAATGGTTACACTGAAAGTACAGATGAATATTCTCACTCAGCAATAGTAATCACAGGGCTATTTGATCCTGAAAGCTATCTTGATGATGAAGTTTGGGACTTTTTTGACACCGATCTGATTGATATATTCTTATATTGTATTACCCAGACTCTGTTACTAGATTTATCAATTAAAAGCGATCGTATTAAAAGTCTCAGGTTAAATTCTATTCGAGAGAAGCTATTTAAGTTCAAAGAAAACTTAAATAACAACTCATAACGTACTCAGCACACTGTTATAACTCGATAATCAAAGTTATGATAGATCTAGTTAAATTCTTTAACTTATGAGTTACCCTATCATCCCTCTAGTTGGATTTTGGAACAATCAAATCCAGTACACGCCTAAATTCACGCTTATACAGGCGTCTGAGGGTGGAGTGATCGACCGGTCTCGCTCACAGTTAATTAATGCTGTGCGTCGGTCCTGGAGTGTGTCAGCCGTCATTACTAATCAGGGTGAGCTTGACGGCTTTTTAAGGGATAGAGATGGCTTACCCTTTGAGTACCGCCCCGATGGACTTACACCAGATGGAAATTATACGTGTATTGACTGGACGTTCGGATGGAAAGTGTTTGTAGCTCCTAATGGCGTCTGGGATTTCCAAGCCACATTTATTGAAGATTTTAATCCTTAACCGTAGAGCAGGAGTATTCAAGATGTCTATTTTTCATACTTTGATAATGTTGGAAATACTATCAGATAAACCAGACAGTCCAACTGTGAAAAAGAATACCAAGGCAATCTTAAATGCTTGGAAAGAAAACTTAGAAAAGTCTAGAGATTGGGATATTAAAGATGAATAACTATATTGACACATACGAAAAAATAATTGAAGCTAACACTCGATTAGCTAATAAGTTAACAGGTGATGTTGATGCTCAATCGGATCTACTTCTACTGAGTAATTCGTTATTAGCCTTAACTAAAGGTATTCAATCCGTAAACGAAGAAAAGCAGCAATTACTCAATCAGCAGCAGTCACAATCCCCTGATGAGTACGATGAATCATATATTGATGTTTCGGGGATGATCAAATTCCCATTTAATTTCCGAGTAGGCGAACAAGCCATAGTTGGTATGAAACCGACTCGGATTACTGCCAACGGGTTGATCATTCCTGAAATAACGGAATTCGCCTTCGGCCTTGAAATATCTGAGACGGATGATATGACCCCTCAGGTAGTTTTGAGGTCAGTCTGTAAAGGTCTATGTGCTATTGAGGGTGCAGACTATTTCGGCCCTTACACACTGATATTCGAGCAATTGATTACCAACCCGGCAGACAAGTTTCTAAATAATGATGCGAACTATCTAGCCATCCCATTCACAGGTATAGAGATTTTCACCCCCAGTAATATCGATTTAGATAACAGTGAACTAGCTGTGTTTCTGGTTGAGCTGAGCAAGCGGGGTAATTATTTTGGATAGTATCCCTATTCACATCAAACAAGCCATTGCTGATCATGCGAGAAGTAAGCCTAATGAGGAGGTGTGTGGATTAATTCTTAATGATGATTCTGTTTTACCTATTGAGAACGTGCTCCCTGCTGGGGATGTAGATGACATAGACTCTACGACTAAACAGAATGATTTCCAAATGCCGGATAATATTCTGCCTGCGATGGCTGAGAAGATTCAGGCTATCTTCCATACCCATTGGCGGGAATCATCACCTGCATTACTGAGTGATACAGATATTCGTGCGGCACGTGCTGTGGGGATTCCCTACGTGCTTTATCATGTTGAGTTTGATCAATGGGACCTATGGGATCCCATAGGTCTGCACCCTTGGCCACTGTTCAAGAAACAGAACGATCCGAAACGATTAGAGTTCTATACCGGTTGGCCATGGAAATGGGCACGTGCGGACTGCCTTACCCTGCTGCGATCGTATTATCAGGGGATGTTGGGACATACCATTAAGGACTTCCAACGAACCCCTACAGAAGATGAATTTCAAGAACGGCTGAAGCGGGGTACTTGGAATGACTACGATGAGAATCTAGGTGATCAGGGGCTGGTGAAGGTTCATGAGGGTGAAACTAGTAATTTTCCTTTCAAACTCCACGATATCGTTCTGATGAGACTTCAAGGTAGGATGCCTCACCACGTTGGAATTATCGTGCAACTGGAACCGTTACAGATTTTACATCATTTGGAGGCTGGCCGGTTATCTGAAATCGCTCCTTATGGACGAGCTAGAATGAGGCAGACATGTAGTGTGTGGAGGATCGATGATGACTAAACGAGAACTAATCAATCTATTGGAAAGTCTAGACGTACCAGATGATACGCCCGTTATTACTCCGGTAACCGTTGATGACGCGGCATTCGACGATGTTAATCAACCGGTAATCGTATCTGCAAAACTAAATACAGTAACGGGATACTGTGGAAACCACAGTATCCAAGGAGATGGATACTGGAAAGATTTCTCGAAGGTGCATACCCGTCAATGTATCGCGATAAGTTTTTATGATCCATCATTCTTTACAGATGAAGACTAACGTATCAAACCTGTAGTGTATGGAGAATAGGTGAATAATGCTAGAAATTTGTAATTGCGAATTTTCAGAATACGACGATTCTGATGATGAGTCTTTTCACTTCAAACGGACATGCGAGCACTGTAACCATACTTGGTATAGTCTTCACTGCCGTCACGATGGTATTCAAAATCCATGTCCAAATTGTGGGGTTAAGCCAAACCCGGTAAAAGAAACACCCGTGCATATCGGATCTGAAGTAAAAATAGTTCAATCCGAACGGTTTATGAGATATTGAAAATATGTTAATCAATTCGGGACTATTAAAGAAATTAATTTGAATAGTTGCACAGTGATTCCAAACGATCCTGTTAGATCCTGTGATGAGAGCGGACTTAATTTTTATTTAGACGAGTTAGAACTGGTCGATAAGTGAGGTATACAAAGAGTCACAGGGTTTGCTTAAAATTACTTTTCGTCCTATGCATTCTTGAGTAGATGCTTGACTAAATTATCTTTTACAAACATCTGCCTGAACGCTTCTATTACATAGTCTTGCGCTTGCTCCTTTGTGAGTTGGCGCACTTCTGTTTTTAGGGTTTCTAGTTTAAACTGCTGTTCTAGTGTCAGCTGGCCAGGTGTAGCACTCATAATGATCGCGTATAGTAAAACTAACTTATTGACTAATTTTACTCAGATTAATGATTACGATCAAATTATTTGGTGAGCTTGCTACTAAGTTTACATCAGAATTTAAAGCTCACGTTCGCACTACCAAGGAAGCCGTAGAATGTCTGTGTATTAATTTCCCTGGCTTCCGCGAGTATCTATTGACCGCTGAAGACAATGGAATCGTATTTAAGGCATTAATCGGTGAGAACTGGGAACTCGCCGCACCCGAGGATATCCATTACCCCATTCCTCAGGCATCCACGATCGCAATCACCCCCGTTATCGCAGGTAGTGGTAAAGTTGGTCGGATTATTGCTGGAGCTACTCTACTAGGTTTAGGTATTGCAGGCGTTGGTTTCCTGGGTTTATCTGCGTTCCAAGTAGGCCTGTTAGGTGGATTACTCCTTGTGCAAGGTCTTTTCGGTGGGCAAACGGAAGCGCCAGACCCGGAAGAAGAGAACCAAAAAAGCTATGTATTTAGTGGCCCATCAAACACGGTCGCACAAGGAAACAGAGTGCCGATCATTTGGGGCACTCTGCTAGTTGGGAGTCAAATTATTTCAGCTAGTATTAACGCTTATCAGATTCCAGCGGGTTAGAACGGTTGTCGGTTACTTGGCCAGCCAATTTCAGTTGCAACACATAGTCTTCAAGTGCCCATAATTGGGATATAGCATCTTCTCTACAAATTTCTGCTCCAACATCATAAGAGAAATTATTAGGATCGACACACGCAGCCCTGCCCAAGATAGTAAACCCACTATCAAGCTTATAAGAGATCACTAACTCCTTTCTCCAGAATTGTGCTGAGTGGGTTTCAGCTTTATCTAGGATGGTTTCTAAATACTCTTTTGATACCGATGTTTCAGAGTTCATATCTGTTTTCTAATAGTTTTTCAAATTCTTGAGCTGCTCTGTTTGCAATATCTTCAGGGCTCCATGTACCCTTTGGCCAGGGTAAACCTTCATGTCCCCACACTAAACCAGCCCATGGACCAAAATTAGTAAGAGGATTTTTGCTACGCACTTCGTGCTGAGCTTCAATATCTAGAATAATTAAATCGCCTGGTTTTTGAGGTCCATGTAATTGATAGAGGATACCCGTTTCATCTCTTCCTCGGATCGTATAACTATTACCAGGATTATGGAGCATCAGGATTGGCCGATACCCGGTAATACCATCACTGTGAGGTGGAACGATCACACCTTCGAGTAATCGAAAATCCGGGAGGCTTTTTAGTTCATAGGTATGATTATATCCACACTTAAACGGTTGATATGGCATGACTGTAATGCTTTTGAGATAGCCATACAGCCTATCGTAATCAATAGATAGTTGAAGTTCTTTGGTATAAACGATCATAGTTTTTAACTTATTAGTTAATTAGTGCTCACAAGAACAGCTCAAAATATCGACGAATGGATCATCCGGTCTGCAAAACACCCAATAGGTATCGGTGTAATAGGGTTTCTTTTTAGTGGGTTTAGTCCCATTATTCAGCTTTTGTTGGATACCATCAAACTGAAAGCATTCATAGCCATAATCTTGACCAATAGACTCATAATCATCATTAAGGCTGTCGCTGTAGTAATTGCAGGTAATGATAACTGTTACGTCATGAGATAACGCTTCTTCTACCGGGGAGAATGCCATACGCAACGTTTCTCGTGAATGGGGCTGATGCTTAAAATATACCGGTCGGATGAAATCTGGATCACGATATTTCACATGTCCAACAGTTCCAACATACGGGGGATCAATTATGGTTATGCTTGGCTGATCCTTAAAAGCATCCCAGTCTATATAACCTTGGTCGTCATACACATATAGATGCTCGGGTGCAGGTGGAAATGTGTACTTGAATTTTCCCCACTTCTTTAGTTGTTGATCTGAGAACTTGATGTTCAGCCGTTGAGACTTTGCATTAGGTGCAAGTTTGCCATTGAAACTCACATACCTCAGTAGTAATCCAGCAACCGCAGCATTGATATAGTTAGGCTCGAACTCAGCCCATAATTTTTCATAGGCAACTTTGAGATGGTTGAGTACATCTTTAATAGGATACGTTTGCCAGTCTTGTAATTGACTGCAAAGCGCATATTCAAGATCCTCGTGTCCCCAGGCCTGATAGAGTCCCCGGAGTGATGGATCAATTTCTGCACAGACAACCGTCTTAAGTGTGGGCTTGTCTTTCTGTAATAAGTAATTGGAAACAGCGAGTCCTCCTGCAAATGGTTCATAGGAGATTACGTAGTTGTGTGCATTTAGGATAGGTTCCCACAGTTTCAAGTGAGCCTGCTTACTTCCAGGAATACGGTGAACAAGCGGTTGAATAGTATTCATGATGATTAATATCTAACTGGCCCAGCAATCCTAAGACTGGTCTGATCACCTTCATATTTCCAATTAACAGGCTTGAGTGTTTCAGCCTGAATAAAATCACAGTATTCATCCGCTTCTTTAACAGCCTGCGGTAGTGACGAGATTATGCCAATCTCATATCGAAGTTTTTGATCAGGAGATATAGCGTACGCATACCAGGTGGCTTTAATAATTACCAAAGTCATAATTAATTGAATTAACTTATTCACTATTTTGGCACAGCTATTAGCTATCCCGCCACACATTTTTGTTGTAGTTAGCTATGAAATCTAACGGTCTCTAGCAATCTGCTAGACACTGTTACAGCTTGCCACAGAACGTAACATCCTTGATGAGTAAGGCTTTCAGGAATTAGCAAAAAAAATGACCAGCTTGCGAAACAAGCCAGTCAAGTTAAGGAGGTCAAACATATTTATGTCTATAAGCTCATGTTAACACATTAAAAATAAGAACGCCCATAAGCGTGACACTAAACCAAATAATAAATACACCTTTCCAATCCGTTCTCTTCAATCCCCACCAAATAGCACCGGTATAACTATTGTGCGGCTTTCGTTCCCAGTTCCACGGTGGACGACCTAATTGATCAATAAGTTCTAACTCATAATGCTCATGGTCTTCAATGACATAGTAATTGAGAATGCCGAAGGGTAAGAGCTGAGCCTGTTTCTTTCGGTGATGCTCATATCGACCGGGGCGAGTCCATCGAGCATGAAGATCACTTGACTCTCCTATATATTGAATGGGTCCTAGTGGTCCCCATGATCTAACGGTGTATATTCCAGGTTTATTTGGGAGATCGTTTAAGTTCCAAAAGGTCACCCATCTCCATAGTCTTGGGTGGTAGATACGGTTAAACATAGGGATTAATTTCCATACAAATATTCTTCAGAGCACATGGATTCGAACATCATCCAAGCGTCTTTTGTCTTTACTTGGGTATACCCTCTGTCTTGCATAAATTCTTCATAGTCAGGTGTTGGATAGTTGCCCATAGTGTTTAATAGTCCGATAAACCCATTGAAATCATAGGTTTTGGTACTATCGATTTCACGGATATTACCGTTCTCTATCGCTCGCTCAACTAGAAGAACCGCAGAATCTACAACGCCCCCAATAGTTAACCAACTGATGTGAGTGTAGTTATCATTAACCCAATCACAGACACGCTGATAGGTTAAATAGTCATCATCAATACTTGAAAAATCAACCAACCCTTTCCAGTTGGTTAAATGCTCTGGAGGCTTTAACCCCACTATTCTATGTAGCGCATCGCGTAAAGGTTCAGCTACCAGTTCTTCATTTAGATAATCCACATAAACAGTAGTCATGACTTAGTTTCTCCACCAGAAACAACGATATTGAATCTGTTCAGCAGGCAAGTTGTAAGCGCAATAGATAGTAGGCACGGATGCACATACAATCCCATACACAATTAATCCGAATAGTATCCATCCTGAGTAGTCTTTTCCGTGAGCAGGTCCCATGATGCGAGTCCTCCACTAATAGTGATTACGATTCCAAGAATTTGAATGATAAAGTCGGGTAATCCAGTCATCCCGAGAATGAAAATGATGATGCCGTACCCGACAGCTTGAGGTTTATCGCGTGCCCAGCTATATCCACGCTTAAAGATTCGAATGCAATGGAGAAGGATCATTTATTGTGATTCAAATACTCATTGCATTTTATCCAATTACAAATGATTCCAAGGATTTCCACCACCACCTTTAGGAGAAGGTCTTTGTTGCTGTGGTCTTGGCTGTTGTCGCCCACCTTGGTGAGGTACTTGAACAGTCTGGGGCTGTTTCTGCTGTGGTTGACCTTGTGCAGGTGCCGCAGATTTCATTTGTTTCCCAGACGGACCCCCATTAATGAGTGACATCGCATTAATCGAAACAAACAGAAGTTCAGGCCCCGCGATATACATCCAGGTTGGGAGTTGCCGGTAATCAAATAAAGGGTACACTTGCAATCCTAAAAAGTTTTGAGTAGACCAGAAATCGAACTTATAGGCGATCATTGCAAACCCGACGAGAATCCCAACCACAGCAATCGGAATGAAATGACCGGCTACCCGCACCAAAGGAGTAGAGTTGTTTCCCACGACTCCCCTAATCTGTCCAAGGATTGAGGGTATTCCTTTTGGATGGGTAACTATGCCCGTGAAAACCAAGCAATATAGGCATGATGCGATCGTAGGCAAGTAAATAGTGACGATCGCTTCAAACTCTGTTAAGCCTGTTGTCCCATTCGCGATCGCAAGATCATTTAGGAACATCGCAGAAATATGGATATCTGCAACAAGTAGAGCGGCGGCACCTCCGTACGCTCCATAGACTAGGTATTTATTTACGTTCGGATGACGCGAAAGAATAAAGTTGCTCATAGTGTTTAATCATTAGTTTTTGAGTTTGGTGATACATCCTGTTGTACGTTGTGGCAATCTGTAACAGCCTGCAACAGAGAGTTATAAGGTGTTAGAGTTTCCAATCAAAACGTGGAAACTATAGGAAACTCGTTTGGAAACAATTAAGCTGATTTTTTATGATCCGCGTACATGTTTCGTTTGTTCATTGCTTTTGAATACTGCCTACCAGGTTTGATACCCCAGAGCAGATAAACAATTTCTCTTCCTTTAGGGTTGAGACCATCTATATCAATCATGTCGCAAAATACAGCGTATTCATCATCATTGAATTCCTCTGATTCAAAGGTGAAAATGGGTCCATCCTCAGATGTTTCCAATTGATCTTTTGGAAATATTTCCGTATTTTCATGGAAATCTTGACCGGAAATATTTGACGAAGGATCAATAGTTTCCGGAGTTGTTTCCAAAATAGATTCGGTCTCAGAACCTTTAGTTTTCAAGGCTTCAGGTGCATATCCGCCCGTTGGGCCAGGTGTACCCTCAGACTCATATGCAGATACCCACTCTTGAATGTATTCGTCTACGCCTGGGTCATGCACGGTCTGAGGATTGCGCATAGGGTGTGCAATATGATCATCTGAATAGTAAACCTCTTCAGTGTGCTCACCCTCAGGGAGTAGTCCTTCTGGTTTGAATCCTGTGAACTTCGGAAGAACGGGTAACCCCTGCTCCATCCTGTCATTGGCCGACACGCCAAAGACAAGTATTGTGGAAATCCCAAACGCCCAAATCAACGTACCCATGGTTAATCACCTCCTAGTAATGAGATAAACGCGAGTCCGAATATCCCTATAAATACGATTTGCCAAAAGCGATTATCCCCACCTGAATTGTCTTGATACGATCGCGATGTCGCTAACGCGTTCGTATCGATATTGATATAGGGTTTTACCTCAATCGTGGGGCTGAAATTAGGTGCAACAGTTGGTGAAAACTGTGGTTGATAATAGTGCCCCTGGTCATAGGTATCCTGGTGATACTGTTGTTGGTTATAAACTTGTCGATTCACTGTGATAGGAATTGATCCGACGTTATGCCGTCGTGCAATATCAGCGAAGTCATTTGGGGCCTGAACCAGACACATAAACAAGGCTTGGATTGCTTCATCTGTTTGTTTACGTGCGGGCAGGTTTTGGAATACCCCATGAACAATGTCCACCTGAGATTCAGGAGGAACGATTGCTAACTGCCCCGGTTGAGTCGGGTCAATAATTTGAGTTTCCCCAATGACCCGACTATCTAATACTGGATAGTCGTCAGTCATAGTAAATGCTCCCATAGGTCTGTAGAGGAACTATTCATCCGAAGAAATAAGTCTTGAATGGGGACCACCACCATCGGTGAATTGTGCCGCATAGCGATGTTCGCAAAATCACCCGGTTTGTAATAGCAGCACTGACCAAGCGCATCGAGATTTTTTCTAGTGCGTTTAGCATCAGGCAAACTTTGATAGACAGCTTGGATAACCAAAGATTCAGCTAGCGTATTGACCTGGAGTAAATTCACCTGATCGCAATCTTTCGGGTCAAACAACTCAAAGGATTGTTTTGCGATCTGATAGGTGAATAGTGGGTCACTATTAATTGCAGGATTATCCATGTTGAGAAACCTATCGACATGGAGTTTAGTCGCAACATATCCCCCAAATGAGTTTGACAGGTTTATTTCTAATAGATCAAAGTCAGGGTTACTGGTAATTAAATTCATAGCTAATTTCCGAAATTAAATGAGATTGGCTCAATAGCCCCTATCCCTTCAGTAGTCATAGGTTCTGATGGAGTATCCATATAACTCTCTTCGACCATTGGAGAGATAGGGGATACGGGCTGTGGTGTGGGTATTGGTTCAGTTCTAACGGCTGGTGACTGTATGTAATAGTTTTGCCCAATAAAGGGGTTAACCGTGGGGTGTTCAAAACCTTGTTTCACGTATACACACACAATTGCTTTAGCAGTTTGGTGATGATTTTCGTGAGGATATTGACTCAGCAGTTCTAAAACACTCGCTTCATATGGATTCTCATCATTAAGTCTGAATGCGATCTGATGCACTGTCATTGATTCAACTCCTTTACATTTCAGTTAGTGCGATCGCATTAATCTTTTGAGGGTCAACCTCAGTTAGGTCCTCACTTGCTATGAAGAATCGGCTGTTGGTATACGTTTCAAAGTCTTCAGCGTGGTATGCTCCACCTCCAACAATGGCAACCGTTCCCAGTGATTCACCTATGCTTGGAATAAGCTCTTTACAGATCGCTTCTGCCCACTTCTCCCGACACTTAAGATAAATATCTTCGTAAGACTCATTGCCATATACATAGTGCTGGATGGACAGACCCCGCAGAATATCAGTGGTGTCGGGGGTGCCAAGCAGTCCCCATGCGGCTTTAATCCTATGGGCAATGCTTTGTGCCAATGCAGCTACACCCAAACGGTCTAGGGTAATTGCACGATTCCAATCAATTTGACCAGTACGGTAATCAAAAATCTTCAGGGTGGTATCTCCACCACCGATGTCTAAAATCCCAAATTCGCTAATACCTGGAGTATTCGCGTAATCGCTAAACAGGCCTTGCTCTTTACAGAGGCGAAATGCCGGAACACCCTCAGAAATAAATTTCACCTTTCTAATTTGAGGGCGAATTAACGCGCCATTCACACTGAATTCTGTGATGGATTCAATCTCATCAGCGACTACTTGCCAGGTACTTTCTATCGCTCGGGGTAAGGCGTCAGGCACCAGAATATTCAATCTCTCAATAACGGGGCACGAGGAAATAGCTTCAATCCCTCTCAAGGTAGCCATGAACATCGGGACCATTGAGCGAGCTTTACCCCGCTTGTAGATTGGGTCACCCCCATACATAGCGGCTAATGCGCCAATAAGGAAAATCTCGCCGTTATATTCAACTAACGCGGAGGAGTCATCTAAGCATTCATAGATGTCCTCCAAAATCACCGTATCGGGATCCACCTCGTAAATGAAACTTGGGAATTTGTGAACTTGCTCATGTCCGGCAATGGCAAATTTTACATTTGTGTTGCCATAATCCCCCGCGACACAGGTGATGTAGCCATCATTAGCTGTTGGTTTGGACGCTCGTCGTTCTGTCGTAACCATTATTTTTAGAATCCTTGATATATAAGGGTTGTAGTAATCCGTAACAGGCTGTAGCAGATAGTTATGCGTTGTAACAGCCTGTGGCATGTCCTAACAATAAGAAACCCCTCACCAGATCGGCAAGGGGTTTACTTCCAATTTTGAAGCGAACATTGGAATAGTTCTTAGTCGTTATTGATCAGTTTATTGAGTGTGCTGTACAGAATTTGATCGTGAGTCTCAACAGCCACATTTCGGATCTTCCGAATGGCATCCGCTAGATAAAGCGTTCGTTTATAGGGGATAGGCATTTTTTCGAATTGAGCACCCCACTTTTGAACAGTGGATTCTTTGACATCCAGTACTTGTACAAGTAATTCAACGCATTTCTGCCGGTAACCCCGTTCTTGTATGTCTTCTTCGTCCGCGATAAACCACTCTCGGCAGAAATCCCAAGCTTCCATAGAATCATTTATAAGGAGGTACCGCGATGGCACGGTACTCATGGCCGCTCTTAGCATATCTCAGTAAAGCTACAGTGTTATACCCATTACTATAGCCTCATCACTGCAAAACTGGAAGTGATTAAACCTTCTTTTTCCTAATTCTTTTGACTATCCAGCGAAATGGGAAGGCGATTACCCAGAAAACACCTTCCCAGAATTCTATAGCGTCAACCAGTCGCATATCTGTACTCCTAAACAATCAAGTTAAGAGTGCCCGAAATTAAACCTTAGCCAGGGTTACCTGTTCCGATTGATCTTGGTATTTAATCCAAGTGTCATTTTTAATCATCGATATCTATATCTATATGCCTATAAAAACACGAGAAGTTTTGAAGCTAACCCTGGTTAACTCATAATTACTAAATTCAGAATCAATCTTGTCTAATATGTCTAATAGGTCCTTATTAGTTCCATATCTTAAATCATCCAGATCTATATTTAGTTTTTTACACGCATCAGACCATATAGATTCAATATCTACATCATATGGACCATGATATAAACCAATAGTAAATGAACTCTCGGGATAGTCGTCTGTTACAACATGGTAGAACATGATCGGTTTAGATAATTACAGAACTATTAGCTATTCAATTCTTTTCCTCTGACAATCTAAATATTGCTGAATTCTCTAATACTTCTGGTACAGGTATTACACCTAAACAAAGACCATATACACCTAGATTCCTACGCCATTCTCCATAATATTTAGCTTCGATACCATGACAAAACATTTTACCTGAATCAGGGTTTTGAAAGAACATAAAATAACGACCATCTGGCACGAGATCCAGGTGTTGAAACGGTATTTCAAATTTCATAATTTCCTCATCTCCCTACTAATTGTTTAAATGATCCTACTCCAACTTCCTTCTCAAACTCATCAACTACCCAAGTCTTAGGTCGATTGAATTGAGCTAGATATCTAAATATACTCTTCTTCTCAGGTGGTGATGGCATTGGCCCAAATAATGACCCTAGACACCAATCAGGTGATGGGTGCTTGTCAACGTGCTTGGTAAATCGATCTATGGCCACTTCAGGCGGTTCACCCGTGTGGAACACTTGTCGACGATGCCCGTGAAATAACCGTATGAGATCAAGTGGATCATACTCACCGGGAGACACCTCAACCATCGGACCCGGTACCATCACTTTTGACTGTGGCCATTCATATCCACACGCAACACACTTGGTCGCAAATGTGTAATGGATTCTGTCACAGTGTGGACAGGGTTTCGTTGGGGCAATTCCTCCCGAACTCCCTTGAGTTGAATAGGGTAGCGCATACCCCTTAATGTCTTCGGGATACCCCAACCGATTGAGATTATTGGCCTGGTCGAGAATATACCCATAGGTTTTACCAGTCTCGGGAGAGATCCTCATCACTCGTCCCAGTTGCTGGAAATGGAGCGCGGATGAATTTGTCGGTCGGAGCATTAACCCCACTTCTACGCTAGGTTCATCAAACCCGATACTGATGACGTTACACGATGCTAGAACTTGTAACTCCCCGCTAGACAATGCATCATACATCCGCTGTCTGTCACGGATTGGTGTGTTCCCATCCACGACGGTTGCCGGAACGTCAATGTTATGAAAAGCTCGTGCGACATTACGAGCGTGCTCTACATCCACGCAGAATGCGATCGTGCGTTTGCCAGGTACTAATCGCTGCCACTCATGAACAATTTGTTGAATGAGTTTCGGCTGGTCGCACGCAACCTTGATCTCTTCAAGTGCAAAATCGTGATCGTTGGCAGCCGCTTCCAGCTTATTACCTGGAAAACTATAGTACTTAAGAGATGCTAGATAACCCTGCTGTTGAAGTTCACTAGGCGTAGGGGAGCACACTAACGTCTCAAGATAGTCGCCAAACTGTTCTTTACCCAACCGTAAGGGCGTTGCTGTCATGGGTAGATGAACAGCGTTAGGGTGAGTTTTAGTGAATACCTCTTGCCCTATCTGGCTAAAGAATGTGATGTGACCTTCATCATAGATAACCACATCCGCGTGACAGTTTTTCCACCACGGACGATTAGCCATCGTTTGAATACTGGCGATTTGAATAGGCGCTTCGGGATTCTCAGGCCAGCCTGCTTTGATAAATCCGCAGTCTAATCCAAACAACTGCATTTTCTCGTAAGTCTGTCCCACAAGCACGTCGAGGTGGACGAGAAACATTGCGCGTTTTCCAGACGCTACAGCATCAGCAAAGATTTGAGCTGCGACGATAGACTTACCTGCGCCGGTTCCTGCGATGAGGGCTATCTTTCGATAACCTTCAGACAGTTTGTAATAAAGATCAGATATAAGTTGTTTTTGATAATCCCGAAGTTTCATAATCAGTCTGTTATTGTGCTAGATTCTCCACTACGTACATTTATATTAATCAATTTAGACAATCTCTAACTCAAAAAATATTATTCGATTTTAGTGATTGAGTTATTACCGAGTGCTTTAATCAACTCAAGATTAAACCGCATGGTCTCATTTCCATGCTGCATCTCAATTTTCATGATCTCAAGATCGTATTTCAACTTGTTTAACTCCTGAGTGAGTTCACTAATAGCCTTATCTTCTGATACTGCTTTATCTAATGCAGCCTTACGCATATCTGCATTCTTAAGATCTTTATTCCCATTGACACATAAGGAATGGACTACTTTAGCGGTTTCAATTCGCGTACGAATCTCACTAAGTCGAGTTTCAGTTTTAAGAATTTGAACTCGACTATCATAGTTATCATTGATAATTGTCTGAGTTTCTTCAGCCAACGACTGGATTGATAGATTAAGCGTGTCGAGTTTCATATGTTTTTCTTCTTTAAGGTTTAACTCGTAGCCTGATATTGCACCAATTAGTTAAAGGTTCTCCAGGCGTTTTTCAATAGCCTGATACTCTTTTATTTTGAGTTCTCTAGACAACGATTCAAAAATTATAAAGGCCGTGTCGTTTGTAATCTGAACGGCTAACAGCAAATCATAGAGTTCTTTTTGACCCTCTGACATATTACCCTGGTAATTATGATCACCATTATCATTACTGACTTCTATAAGCACTTCATCCATGATTATTCTCTATTAATTTATGGGTTAATTTAATTGAATGGTGACGACAGTATTTAGTGAGGCTGGACTCGGTGTTAACCGTTCTTTTGTCTCACCATCTACCGCGTACCAAATATGATTTGAATCATGCATAAATTTAGTTTAACTCATCTATTAAAATAATTCACTTAAAAGAGTAAAGATCCGTACGCTCATGGTACTGAAATTAGCTTATTAAATACGTACATCGGCTAGGTGCATGTACGGTGTAGTATGTAGGGTTTCATTAGGTTAAAATAGGCGATGGCAATCACACCATACCTGACATGGGAGATATCAACGAGTTTCAATCGAAGCTCTACAATGAGGTTGAGCTACCCAGACTGAAGATGCTCATTGAAACCCGTATTAAGAAATCTGGCAGTCAGAATAAGTTTGTAGATAGCCTTAACGAGCCGCTTGATAGACTTGGGTGGCCTACGTTTTCAGCGCCCAATATATCAGCTCTACGAACTGCTGAAGATACGGATACTAGAATAGGCGGATGGGATGAACGGCGATTGTTGCGTTTAGCGGTAGGACTACAGTTAGATCCCAATCCGGTTATCGCTTTAGCAATCCTACGCTGCTATTTATTAGGCCTAATAGAATTATCAACGAACTCAATAGACACGTTCAAATCAGCCATTAACATAAATAGCTCCAATTTTCAGAATCTAGTTAATGTCATTAAAGCCGATAATCCAGACGCCTTAACACGATTAATGGTAACCACACCATTAACCGAAGCGCGGGTAAACGAGTTACTCTCGGGTGGGAAACTATCAAAGAAAGAGATCAATTGGGTTGTGAAATGGGCACAGGGATATGGGATAACTGTTCCTGACACGGTATTACTTGAAAATCACCTGTCGCAGGAACAGACAATTCTAAATTCTCAACACACCTAAAATGATGACTCATAGCGGCGATCAGCCCAAACCAATAAGAGTTAGGGCATTCAATTAGAATATCGCAGTCTTTTTCCATTCGAACTGTTAGATTTGTTAACAGTAATTGAATATCACTAGTTTGTGCGTTAATCCAGACATCAACAGGATCAATTGCAGTAATTAAAAACCCAATCAGACGCTCATTGAAAATCACAGGGGTTCTGTTTGTGATTACGGATAGTTTTTCTCCTGATTTTCTTATGAATATGTATTCAATTAACATATTGCCTGAAATCTCGCGTTCAGAAGAGATAAAGTCAGTTAATCGCCGCCGAATAACAGATTCGCCGGGATATCCAAGTAGTTGGAACAAACAATCTGATGCATATAGGATGCATCCTTTGGAATTTAGAGAGACTGTTAACATCTGACATGTAGGAAATCACACAACCTAAGTTAAACCCAGGCTAAAATAGTTTATACCTGGGGACAATTAATGATGATCATAGAGGTGTAGTATATCATTCCTGATTAAATGTCACATCCGCTAAATGACCCGCTGAACGACGATGTAAACCATTCAATACCACCTATAGATAATGACGGAGAGAACAATGATGAGAATTCTCTCATAGGCCCAGCAATTATTTCAACTAATGATCTCTCAATCGCTCAGTGGTATTGGGAGCATGAGCCAACTGTCCATATTATTTATCGAGATCTTTATTTTGGGAGGAGGACGGACTATCCTGATTCACTCCTTGATTAATCCAGTTTTTCAGTGTTGCAGCGGTGTATTTACCATCTGGGTTAATATGATTCAGCAAAGCGCTAACAAGTAGCCAATGATGTGGCATTGGAGCAGCATCATTTTTAATAATGTCGATAACCTCAGGTACGTATTCCTTAGGTAATCCGACCGCATGAGTCTCAAGAATCTTTTTGATTTTTGGTATGTTTGCCTTAGTAGGTTGCAGTCCGAACTTAGTTAGCTCCTTAACAATGCTCCAGGTAAGATTCTCTTTTTTGCTGAGTTTATTAGAACTCTCAAGAATTGAAACCGCGTGATCCAATTTTATCTCAATACGGTCTAACTGCTCAGTGCTTAATGCTACATCCGGATCATCATTAGGGATGTTTGCAACTGATCCAGTTAATTTCTTCGTAATTGAGGACAACGACTCAATTTCGGGGTCCCAAATACCCATGAGAGCAAGATAGACCAATGCGCATGCTAAATTAGGATCAGTAGATAAACCAGCGCCAAAACCTAATTTAGTAGCACTATTAATGTCTAAACCACGCTTCTGAGCTTTTCTCCAGTTATACCAGTCAGGAACATACTGGTCTGGAATAGAGTCACTGTACTCAGCCAGCTTCTTATTAATTTTATATGTAAGGCTGCTAAAGAACCCGTGTTCATCGGGGTCGTATTCGCTTAAATACTCAATTAACTTTTTAATATTTTCTTTATAGGTAGTTAAAGTAGTCTGAACTGGGTTATCGGCATTCATAGCCATAGTTACGCACACTATTTTAAAAATAGCATAGCGCAAGTTGCTTAATTTTTTAACCGAGTTTACCCGTGTTTTTTATCAATTAATAAATTAATTAAATCTTTTTTATCCATGGATGCATAATCAGGGGTTTTTACCCCCATGAGTAAATTTCTTATTTCAAGAGGCGCTCTATGTTTAGGATCGATTCTGGAAAGCTGCACGAACGTCTCATAGTCGAGTACAGATTTAAGGGGCGTATCCCTTTTCACGTACCCGTAAATTTTTACATAGTATTGAGGGATGCCCGCATGACTGAGCATCTCATTTAGATTTGCAGGCTCATTATCATTAAAATAATTCTCTAGACAATAATTAATAAATGACTTGAGAGCCTCGGTATATTTGTATAAAAATTTCTGCTTTTCCGTTTTTGACATGTTTTCCATTTACTGACCTAATTCAGGACTTAACTATATTAACTTATTAGTTAATCTTTATGCAGCAGATTTTACCCTACTTACTAGATCCTCCTCAATTTTCCGATTAGCTTTCAAAGAATGAAATACTTGGGTCTCTACTTCAGGCCCCGTGAAGTAGTAAAGCTGAACCTGATTTTTTTGCCCTGTACGGTTTAACCGCCCGATGCATTGTTTCCAGAGTTCTAGCGACCACGGCAACGTAAAGAAAATCATATGGTAAGCTCCACCCAGATGAAGGTTCAACCCGTGCCCCGCTGACTTTGGATGCGCGAGTAATATCTCTATTTCATTATTGTTCCAACGGTCGATCGCACCGTTGTCTTTAATCGAAACCGCTTGCTTAAATTTTTCCTGAAGTCGTTTAAGTTCATGCTTAAACTCATAAAACACGAGTAGAGGCTTACCTTGTAGTGATTCTACGAGTTCTTCCATGAGGATTAACTTCTCATCATGGAGTTTAACCCAAGGCTTATTCTTAATTTGTTCCTCATCCTCGGGGTTAAGATAAAGCGCCCCCGATTCCATCTGACGCAGTTTATTTTTTACAACGGCTCCTTGGCCACCGACTTCAAAGACTCCTCTGGTCGTTTCAACCTCAAGATAAAGCTCATCTCTCAGTTGTTCATAGTCTTTTCTAAGTTTCTTGGGGATCTCATACTGAAGCGGGATGTAGTTAATAGGGTTAGTAGCTCTATAAGGATCGACGGGAATCCGATAACAGTATGGCTTAATGCGTTTATTGATGAGGGCTTTGGTACCTTCTTTGGGGGTCCAATTCCACCCCATATAGTCAGATTCAAAATAGTTTTTTTGAAACGCTGAATAAGAACGCCCTAGGGGTTCCTCTCCGCAGGTTATAAAAACCTGTCCCCAAATATTAAGCAAGGAGTTTCCGATTGGAGTGCCTGTCATGCCAATCCGAGTAGGGATATCCTGAACCTGGTTACGGGATGCTTTGAATCGCTTAGCACCTGCATTTTTCATGTACGACACTTCATCAAATACGATCGCGTCATACCAGTCTGATAGGGTCTTACGTTGATCGCGCAAATAGGTTTGGATTAACCAAGGGAATAATTCATAGTTGAGGAGATGAATATCCGTCTCTTCGTGCATCCGGTTAATCCGAGTAGAGGGTTTGGGAACAGCAAGCTGAGTAAAGGTAAAATGTTTTGTACCCACCCAATTAGCGGCTTCTTGTTGCCATACATATTGGCAAATCCGTTTAGTGGCAAGCACTAGTGTACGACGAGGTTTGATAAGTTTGAGTGCATGAAGAACAACTGTGGTCTTGCCTGCCCCCGGATCAGCGAAGATAAGAGCGTTCGGTTGATCACGTAAAAATTTGATAGCCTGTTTTTGAGGATTTCTTAGATTTTTTGCGCTTAGCATTTTGAATAGATTGTTGAATATCTTTGTAACCTAATAGAATCTCTTTGAAAGACTCAAGGCTACGAACAATATGTACCCGATAACCTTGAGCTTTCAATTTAGGTAATTTGAATTCTTGAGTTTTTTGAAATCTACCGTTAGCCTGTTTAAGTTCAAATAGGATAGGTAACGCACTTGGATACATCACCAACCGATCGGGGATGCCAGGGTTAAACCGGGAGTCTTGTTTTAGGTACAGACCCCCGGTGGCTTTAACGTACTGCCCGATTTTTCTTTCGATTTCACTCTCAAGTGTGGGCATCGTTGATCCTATTTCTACATAATCGTTTTAGGTACTTAGCGTTCTCAGTGTTATTGTCAGCTGGTATATTTTCTAGGATTTCTTCCCAAGTTACTTGATCGACCGACGAATCTATACCCGTTACATTAATAATAATTGAATGAAGATCACTCCCGTGTTGGAAAACCATAGTTTTATAGTTCCAGTGTGGACATTAAACAAACTCATAACTGTCAACCGCTTGCTTTTGGTAGTAAGACAACACCTCTTTAGCCATTAAAATCGTGGCTAAGCTGATCTCATTACTCTTTAATTCAGGGTATTTAATAGCTCCAAGACAGTGAAAGAGTAGAGTTAACTTAGCTAGATACCTAGGACACTTACGCTCAAATGCCGCGTATAGCGGATATTGCTCACTATGTTGATAGCTACTTTTTTGTAAGGTTATATAGGCCTCCATAAATTCTTTTTCAGCGGGCTTGTCTAAGCTGTATTCGCCTGGTTCAACCAAGGTGTCTAGTTTCTCAAGCACCTGGGAAATCAATAATCGAAATGTCTGGCACTTTGGTTTGTCAACGTAGATGTCCGTTATGCTGTCAGACTGCTTATGAATTAGAAACCGAGGTAACAGCAACTCTCTATTGGGTATAGACTTAAGATCCTGAAGAAACACCGATGTGCAGATAGTTTGATCAGAGTATTCAAAACTGTTACTATCCGATATTTCAATCTCGTTTATTGGTTGAGATAGCCATTCACAATACGGTACCATAACCGTTCCAACATAATTTAAACTTAGGTTATCTCTCACATTTAAGATCCCGTGTTTAGGTGGCACCTGCTGTAATAAAGCTTTCAACCCTGCTGGTGTCATGTTATAAACAGGATCGTGCCCATAAAGTAGATTAGTGAATAGGTCGCTACCGTTGGTAGGTGAAACCAATTGAAGGGTATTGATAACTGGATATTCAACCCAACTGCCGCCAGAACTAGGTAAAGTAATGGAGACTTTAGATCCTAATCGACTAGAGAATAGTGGGAGTAAGGCTGTAACCGTTCGTTCGTGTAACTCTTCGGACAAGGGTTGAAGAATTTCATTGATAACTGTAGGAAGTTGTTTCATGGTTTCACTAATGTAAGAATTTACCAAATTTGAGACGGATCTACTCTGAGATTTTCGTATAACTGAAGCTTTGTCATTTTGCTTCTACCTGGGAGTTCTTTAGCATCTGCAACAAGTAGAAGCTCAGTTTTAGTCATATTGACTAGAGGTTTATTTATCCTCAAAATGACCACTTCCGGTGTGTCGTTGGAGTAACCCATCACCACCCTGTCAGATCTACAGAGCCAGGATCAATACCCTCATATAAACAGCCATTTTCAAAATCAATGTCTGTGAGCTGAATTAACCCTGTAGCTGCCATATCAACTAGCTGTTGGTTTTGAAGAGCTAAATCGATATCATCCATATTTCCTTGTAAATAGTGACTCCCTGTCACAGGAGATTCAACGCTATAAGCTTTTGTAAATTTGCCATTAGCGCGCAATTGGGAGATATCATAATCGGGGTATTCGTTTTGCAATTGTTGGAAATACATATCTTCACCTATAGAATCTTCGTTTTCAAATAATGATCTCAGAGTCCATAAGACCCCGCTCAAGAAATTCATGAAACTATGCTGTTTAATTCACTTATAAGTTAACATGTAATCAAATGAAGTTGCAAGTTATTTCAAACCCACTACTCTATCAATTTCATTCTTAAGCTTGTCAATATCACCCTTGTAGAATGAGGTATTTAGCGCAAGATTCACGTCATCATCCTTAATGGTGTCTGGTAACTTCTGAGGAGTGAACTGATACTCATTCGTCTCAGTTATAGTCACGCATACAGGCAATTTAGTTAAATTCTTTTTAGGAATCCCTTTTTTAGGTGTATATTCTTGGAGACTGCACCACACAAATGAAACCTTATCCCGTGGCTTACCCACATTAAAGCTCACTAGAATCTTGTTATTCGATGGAATATTCTGAGTGAATGTAAATAATTCCAATTCATCACTCTTCGCATTATTCGTATCGAATCCGCCAATCAGATTAATAATTCCATCGTAATATTCTTCAGCACAGTCATCATCCTGGAATGCCAGGTTATACAGGTAATTAATGGGGAAATCTTTTTGAAGTCTCGATCGGTTGCGTTTACGGTATATTCCTTTGGTTTTGGGATCACTATTGCGATCTTTCCACCATAGGTAATTCTTCATTTTAGGGGCATAGATGGCCCCCTCAGGACAATTATCTTCGGTATCAATCGTTATCCCCTCCGGTAATAGCTTCTGAACTCTGGCCCAGATAAATTTAGGGTTTACATATTCCTCTTCAGAATTCTGTGCTACGAAAGGAATCTGTTCACCGGTTTTAGGGCATACTTCGTAGCCATCAATACCCGTCCAATCCACATCATCCGATAATTTTGGCTGAAGACACAAACCATCCGTGTCAACGTTAACTATACGCGCCCATCGTTCGCACTCTGGGTACATAATATCCTTCATAAGAACTCTTCCATAGCCGGTTGTAAGGGCTGCACCCCCCATAGAGTTATAAGCGTATCCACCCACCCCTAAAAAACCATAAAAACCATTAATGACAACTTTTTGAGTTCCGTCAATAGATTTAAATTTAATTTTATCGGCTTCAGTAATATTATCCAGTTCAACATTCTTAAATATGCTTTTAACATATTTGAACGCTGGCATATCTAGAATTTCATGAGGATTATCACCAGCAGCAGCTTTAAAGACATATCTAAATTTTTTAGCGAAGCGAAGAACAACTAAAGATACCCTTAGCGGGTCTTTTTTAATATCTATTAATTCATATTCCTCTATAATTGACGGATACATAGAACTAACGTCAATCTTAAAGAAGTTCTTATACAGACCAGGATTGCACTCTACAAATGCACCTTTGTACTTAACTTTCTCATCATCTTCAGGTATCTCATACCAGTCAGCGTTAGCATCAAACTTAGATTTCTGATTGAGTCCATGATAATAGTCAGTTAATATGCTGTTCCATTTCTTTGCTGGACTGGCTACGGCGAGTTCCTGAAGCGGCATATTCACAAACATCTTCTGATACCACACGGACGGTAGAAAGAAGTTACCCACCGCTCTCTGGTCCTCCAGGTCGAATATCAAATACTGACGTAATTTCTCAAGCTTTTCAGGATCTTGAGACTGCCAATACTCTTGAATCTCAGTGTGCTTCAGCTCTAATCGTTTCTCTGTGCGAAACTTGACATAGTGAGCTAGATACTTGAGGGTGTAACTGCTCATGTTGGCCTTAATCTTGTCTACCTGCGCTGCCAGGTGCATCGTGTCGATGATCTGGATATCGGTGTTCTTCAGATTGTGATACCCTGCGTGGTTAGCAGATACTGTGTAAACCGGTGTAAACACAATAGGCCGACCGTACATCGACGCAGCGGTAATAGTCTTTTCATACTGTGAGATGTAGAAGAGATCATCGTCTAAGACAGCAAGCTTTGGATATTTTTTAATAGCTTTCTGAACACGCTTAGATTTACGCAGGATCTCAATCCGACGTTGAATAAATTTGGTGTCAAATTCAAACCCGTTATGAAGATCGAGTACTTGAGGCTTTAATTTCTCAAGTCGTAATATGAAATTTGCAATTATCAATGCCTCAGCGACATCGTGATTGGGTTTCTTAGCTTGAAAGATTTTTCCTTGTTTAAGTTGTTCTAACTCTTCACCATATATAGTTCCTTTGAATGCATCATTCTCATTGCACATGATACCAATCATGACGATTCGGTTATTCGTAGGGTTCAACCCGGTCGTCTCGATATCCACATGGAGGATACGGAGAGAATCGTAATCAGGTATCTCCATTGGTTGCCAGTCTGCGATTTCATCAGGTACCGGTGGTTTCCAATGGATATTAGAAGCTAAATACTCATCATCGACATGCATATAATCCTTATCGGCATCGTCCGGATCTGTGCCCATAGAGATGGCGTTAAAGGGATCGAATAGTTTCTTAGGCATAGCTTATAAGTTAATTTAGGGTTAAAAAATTACGCCAACTGAAGAATGAGTTCGTCTAGCACACTGTGCTCATCGGTCACTCGACTTCGAGCATCCTGATAAATTGCAGGTTCGTAAAGATAACTAGTTAATTGGTAAGTACCGCTATCGTAGTAATCCACTAACTTAATACGCTCCTCTAAAAGATCACAGTCTTTAGTGAAAATGATTAGATCTAACGCTGTAGGAGTGCTGATATATTCAGGGCTCCACTCTGTAAAATAATCTCTACAACCGGGTGGTAGTTCATCAACCTTGGACGCTTCAATCATATAAAACCCGACAGCCACAGCAATTACTGAATTAGGATTGTCTTGGACTTGAAGAGGTAACTCAATAGTTTTAGCATTACTAATGTCTCTAGTTTCTCTATAGACGTGGCTATCTGTTACAGCGATTATTTGAGTGTCAAATAGACCTTGTTTACCTATTTGAAGGTAGGATGTCTGGAGAGTATTGTTTATCCGCTGAATTATTCGGTTGTTGATATCGTTAATGTTTACCATAACTAATAATTAGAATCTTCAAAAAAAAATAAATACCCTAGTTTCCGTTCATATGGAATTCCTAGAAAAACATACTCCTTATTCCTCATCTTTAGGTAGCAAATACAATTTTTCTTTTGAAAGTTATTCATCACTTATACTGAAATCTTCTACTTGAACAGTCTTAATTACTTTAGCTGTACTAACAATAAACTCAAGTTCTTCTACGGTAAAATCCCCATTTAAGGTGAGAATAGGGGTGTCGCAAGTGACAGATTGAATTTTATCGTAATAGTCGCGTTTATAGTATTCACTATAATGTTCTAGATAAGTTAGATCTCCGAATTGAACAGTGCCATTATTTATAAAATTATTGACACTTAAAATAAGCCCGTTGAGTTTTTCTATTGCTTGATAAACGTATAATTTCATTAGTCTTCCTCTTCTTTAGGTAGCAAATACAATTTTTCTTTTGATCGAGTTTTAGTAATGTATTCAAGATTCGATTCTTGAATCTTGTCATCTTTAGTCATACCAGGAAACTTAAATGGGAGTTTATCAGCCTCCATTACAAATACAGAGTCTGCCTCTAATCCTTTGGCAGAATGGATAGATGATAGTTGAATCGCTCCCGATTTATCATTGAAAATATACTCAATCTGTTTCTTTAACGAACTAAAAGAGTTAGCATTAAACGCTTGGATACAGGCGATGACCTGGTTATAACGGTCGGTTATGTCTTGAATTGCTGTATCAGGATTCTCATACTCTTCTACAAAATAATTCTTCCAGTAATCGTGCCACTTATTGGCATAGTCAAACACCTTGGAATACTTGAAACCACGTTGATTTTGAATTTCGTCAAACGTACGAAACAAACTTTCTTTTACACCCTTACCTTTAACAACCGCTGGAATTTCAGCCAGAATGAAATCAAGACACTGTTCAATCAAGGGTGCAACTCGACGGCAAATGATGAGGTCACCGGGATTCGCAAGATGCTTTAACTGCGATTGGGTATATCCATCATTCCAGGTGTATATTTCACCTTCTGGTGCCCCTGGTCGAGCTTCCATACCGGGATATATTTGATTTGCTAACTCAATGTGGCTGGTAGGGCACCGATAACAGATAGATAGCGGTAAAACATCCGGTTGTAACCGTTCTTTTATGCTCGGTATGGAAGCCTTACCCGCGCCTGCAAACTTGAAGCAGGCTTGATTCTGATCACCCACCATTAGGAGCTTGCCATAATAATCCGATACAGCCAACTGCATCAGTTCGATCTGAATATTGGAGAAATCCTGTACTTCATCCACGAACACATAGTCATAGGTTTCAGGTGGATCAAGATTGAGTTCTACCGGAAGAAAAAGCATATCGGCAAAGTCAATCTGACCAGTCTTTTTATACCAACCAATTCCCCAATCAATACCCTTACGCGTAAAGTCTAAAAGTTTGTCGTTAAAGAATCGAATCCCGAGTAGGCCGTAATCATAAGCCATACTGCTTAAGTTACGGATTGCTTGAGCGTCCTCACAGAATATATCAGTGTCTGACAACCTGATAAGCTCTAATAGACGCACTAACACGAAGCTAGACGATACCTGATGCTGATTAACAAGTGATTTACCCTGGAAGTTAGTGAATTCCCAATATTTATTTTTTTCGTAATAGGATGAACGCTTGAGGAAGGACTTTCCATAAGCATGAGAATGTATACAATCACTTAAAGGTATTCGGTTTGTGAGCGATCCTGCGATTGTTTTAGTGAATGCTAACGCCAGCACCTTAGTTGGATTAGGAAGCGTATTAATTACGTATTCTGCTGTAGATGACTTACCACTACCGGGTTTAGCATCTACTAACAAATCATTTTCTGAATGGTGAAAATGATCTTTAATGGCCTCTTGATACTTAGATGGATTCTTCATAAGGGTTAAATCTAAGCTGCTGCAAATTGTTGTTTAGCTATCTGATACGCCCATTTCAACCAGCCAGATAAATTCGTTAAGCGTGGATGATCAGGGTCAGGATTGACAGAGTGGATAATAAAGTCTTGGTAGATAGGTGCTACAGGTTGTTCTGGGACTATTGGCTGTCTCCTAACCAAGGCTACAGTTACTGAATGGTCCCAAAACGTAAACTGTAGGTAGATAGAGTTTTTAGGATTATCGGAATCTAAACAGACAAATACATATAATCGAGAGTAATACTCAAGGCTATTAATACCAATGACTGACCCTAATTGAGTTTCGGTCAAACAAGACTTATCGTCCGCTTGTTTTAGGAAATAACTAAACGTTTCATCACGAGAATACATGAGAAATAAAGGGCCACGAGTGTGACCCTATGTAAACCACCGTCACTAAGGAGAGAAAGGAATAACGCTTACAAACTTTATCGGCGTGTGCGAGTACGGGGTGAACGAGCACGCTTAGTTTTACGCGGAGAGCCGTCAGCGCTTTCAGTTTCCCCAGTATCAGATGACCCACGACTGCGAGTGCGAGATGAGCGAGCACGTCTCTTAGGCTTCTCTTCAGCCACAGGTTCAGGCTCAGACTCTTCTTCTGGTTCCTCGTCTAACTCATCGTCGAGATCATCTAAATCCTCAGCTGTGTCTTCCGTAGACTCATCATCTTCAAATTCAGCCGCAGACGAAGGGATAGCTGCTTCAATACCTAAATCATTCAGATCGTCTGCAAAGTCATCCTCAACAGCCGACTGCACCCCGCCAAATCCAGGCATAATCTCTTCTTCATCACTCTCAAGTGCTGGGAGAGCAAGGATAGATTCTAAACCCACGCATACTTTATCACCTTGATCATTTACCTGAGGCGACGTGTAAAGATTTACGATAAATATATATCGACCTGTCATCATCATGTCTTCTGACCAATCCTTGTGGTCAGCGGTGAAATTTCTTCCATTGACGACAGCCATCATTTTAGGGGGTGGTAATTCCTTACCTTTTTTAGTCAACCAGGTTTTCTTAGCTGACAACGTGAAGTAGTTTTCTAATACCTCATACTTGTCAGACTTATTTTCGCCGTCAACTAAAGGGGAGTCAATGGACTTACCGATACGCTTTAGGTCCTTTTCTCCCCAATACTGAGCGACGACTTTTCTAACCCCATCTTCTACAGTTTGGATTGATTCGGTGTCATACTCTTTGTCTAAGGCAATGAGACATTGATATTTTGCCTTAGATGTCCCCATATCCTCTGGCTTATTAGTCCAGGGTTCAAAGAAATGTGGAAACGCACATCTAACACCTTCTCTATTTGAACCTATAATCTTAATGCGAACGTTTACAGACTTTTTAGGTTGAACCATCGTAATAACCTTTAAGTTAATTAATGCTTTTACCGTGTACATTCACGAGTTTATCTAACTAATTAGCTAATTGTCAACCTAAAAATAAAACAAATGTCTACATATACCGATCTATTCGCTGAATTCTTTGGCTAGTTCTAGCAGCTCAGCGTTCCTGAATTCCCAGTTTTCGGCGCAACTGTGCTTTGCCAAACAGAAGTGGCAACTTTCACTACTGGGGAATGCAGGGGCGTCTTGTTCAAGCCCACGATACACCGAGTGCCAGTACATTAACTCATTTGATAGAAGGTCACTCGTATCCATTTCTAGCGTCTTTATCCCACCATTGCGGGGTTGAATGATGACTAATCTGATTTTATCGGGTATGTGGTCAAGTTCATGTAACGCCCCAAACGAATACAGTTCTAACTGAGGATTCTTTTTAACTGATACTCCCCAGACACCATGCTTGTAGTCTGCAACCGTGAGCGTGCCGTCAGGGTGAATTATGCGAATATCAACCGTGCCGTAAATAACGGGTAAGTACCCATCATTATCGCGGATATTAAGCGCTTTATAGATATCAACTTTAGATTCAACAATCAATTCACTACCGTCTGCTATTTGCTCCCGTACCCAATCAATAGCCATTTGTACATGACCACACATCTCAGTATCAATTGAGATCCCATTAGGCGCATCACTACCAACAAACTCGATCGCATCCATATCAAAGGTTAGTGCCCATTCAAGTACCCAGTGTGCAGCCGTTCCAACCTGCGCAGGTTTAGTTGCCACATCTTTCTTCCCCATCGATCGATATACCGATGCGGGACAACTCATCCAGCGTTTCGCAGCAGACGGGGAAAATAGGGCATGCTCACCCGTAAGTACATCGTCCGGGATAGGAAAGGTCATATTTCAAATTCTGATCCTTAGATTTACCCTTAGATTAGCTTATTCGCGAGCTACCGGGTAAATCGTTTGATCATCCGGTTGAAAAGAGGTGAATATGACACTTATTATGACAGTTGTATATACAACTAATTGCGACAGGCCGAAAAAAGTAACACTTTTGAGTATAAGATCGACCGTTGGAATTTAATCGCTGAAACTATTGCTATAGTTAGTCTCTGGTGTAATACATAAAAGTAGCATGTATAATGTAGTATTAGTCTAAGGATCAACCGAAAGGATTGATATATATAGAGTGTATAGATATAGTTAACACTAATAATGGTATATTCTTTCTTTCCTTCTAACTCTTGTGATCTATATACGATTTGAAGTATTTAGATAATACACACTGTTCTTACTCACGGTCGAACTAGTACATACTGTAAAGATCCCTTCTGGATAGCTTGTAGTTTTTCTGTACTTCAAATCGTATATAGATCACACCCCTCACCCCTACTTATCTAGGAAACCGTTAAAACCGTTATTATTCAGCTCAAACGGTTGGTGTGTATAGATCCATGGCAATAACTGTCTGTTATTTTGCGTTACTTTCTTATTGGTACATCTTTACTAGTCTTATGAAAAATCGCTGAAACCCTTGTAATCTCGTTGCCTGTTTTTATCTCAACCGTAGAATAAAGTATGTTTCGTAGTAGCCTAATGTATTACGTTGATAAGCCAAAAAAATCCCCCGGATGAATACCCGAGGGAATGTCTTCACTTATAAGATAGGTTCTAACCTAGCCAAAAAACCATGTAACTAAATTAACACATCACACTGGGAAAAGGGTTCCCTTATCTGGGTCGTAATTTCCGTATCCTTTATCGCTAAAGAATGCAAACATCTCTCGCACTTTAGGTTTAGATTGGCCTGCAATGTTCTTACTATTGCGGAGGCCCATGTAAACCTGAGACACCGTTAGCGCTTTTCCTGATTCAAGTTTCTTAAGCCGGTTGTAGATATACAACTGAGCCTTAGACAGGTCGTCAGGACCGGATAGTTGTATCTGTAAGAGTCTAAATTGACCAATATAATAATCAAGCAAATGGCATGCTCGGTTGAATGCGATTATTGTTATCTCGCCTGGGCGTTCCTCGCCGTAGTAACAGGCTATCCAATGCTGCAAAAGGGTTAATCGGCCTAAATGACCTGGGCATTTGCCAATGAATGCGGCTAATCCTGGGTTATCATCACGGTTGGTTTTTTGAATTCGTCTAAACGCCTCATATCGATTAATGAATCGTTTTTGTGTTCTTCGGTTCATGGTGCAACGAATGGGCTCAGATTCATGATCACCTTGATCTTGAAGATACTGAATCAGACCATCCAGCTCACCAAAAATATTCACCTGTGTCTCTGACCAGATTTCAAAGTCATCCGGTAGATCTGGATAGGCACAAAGGAAACGTGAGCCTAAACCAGATTCATCATACTGAGGATCAAATAGATGCTTAATTCTAGATAACTGAATACTGCCTGTTATCGATAGGGTGTGATCGTTAAATATGATTTCCCCGTTGTCGCTGTTTGAGCGCTCCTCTGTTCCTGTCATGGGAGATGTCATGGCAGTCAGTAGGGTGTTTTTGAAATTCCCTTTACCGTTTTTGTATTGATCAGCCCCTGCGAGCAAGCCTGCAAGTTCATCACACACGTACAACATTCCAGATCTCGGCGGGAGTTCAGAGATCCGCTTCATAATCCCTTCTGCTGTACCCCTAGTCACATATAACTTTGGTGGTTTCTTGGGTTCTTCAGGTAGTTCGTTACCAGCCCTACGCGCAATCCTGCAACATTCGTTGTACAGGTCTCTAGCTCTTAGGTAATCTTGATGATTCCTTTTCTGTTGTTCAAACAGTGGCGCTGTCACCGTTCGGTTACACTGAGATTTATTTTCAGATGGATTACCGATGTCAATACAGCTAATCAATGGGTATTCCCGCCACTCTTCAGCTTTATGAGCAGCGGGTTTAAGTACGATACAGGTTCTAGATCCCAATTGGGAACCCAACGTTGGTATTAGGGATTGAACCGGGCGAATAGGGTCTAACCGGTCAGAATCACATTTAGTATCGATGGCTCTGGCTAATTGTTTAGGAAATGCTTTATCAAGTGAAAGTCGTGTTTCAGCAGCTTTTGCCAAAGCACTCAGATCAATCGTATCTAAATCTTGAGTATTGTCGTACTCTTGTTTAAGCGCTTTAACTATCCGCTGAACATCGTATGTCGAGAGATCGAATTCGTAAGCGATATCAGGAATTGCGATCGCGATGTCACTCTCAGATGCTCCTTGATCAAATAACTCTCGAATTGCATCTTCAATCGTTTGCTCTGAGTCGTTTACCTTCTCTACTGTTTGTTCCTTTGGTGGGTAATGGCTGTCATACTCATCTGCACAATTTTCATACAGCCAATCATGGACATCTTCTAAGGTTTTGCTTTCGCAATGCCCGTGGTGGCACTTGAAGCCCAATCCGCCACCAGGTTGGATAAGTAAGGCAGTCCCGTTATCAGTTTCCCCAGTGTGCTCACTGACCCAAGGGCATGTCACTTCAACCTTATTACCCTGGACATATTTAATAAGACCTTCCGTCTGAAACATCTTATATATAGGGTCATTTTGAGCTGTCAAAACATCAAGCTGATCAACGTCACCCTGGATACTGTCGCTATGCGGATTGGCTACAGCTTCTAAATTAAGCTCATACTCTTTAATGATCTCTTCAGCTGTATACAATTTAGGGTCACGGGTATCTTTATGAACCGTCACCCGATGAGGCTTATCTAAAGACTCTTTATTATTCCACCCACCAGGTAATCGACAAAGACGGGTTACTCCTTTCATACCAGGATCTTTACCGTCTTTTGCGAGTCCTTGAGCCACCATTGCATTCACAATAGACTCTGCATAGGCCCTATCAGTAATCGGTTCGACCAAAAAATACCAAGCTTGGTAGTTGCCTGGTGATGTCTCAACCCAATACGTCGGAGGTAGGATGATATTTTCAAATGGCACCTTGGTTCCTGGATCATCGATCATGATCGCGATCATGGCTTGGAATTCAGCTTTACGACGACGAAGCCCTGTAAACGTTGAATTCCCGATATACCAATTTCTATTAGATTTTTTTCCTACGCGCAGTTGCGCTTTTCTATCAAATAATTTAACCCCCCATTGCCCCTTTGATGGGGGTTGCGGGAAACTTGCGTATAATAAGTTACCTTGATTTTCTGCGAGTTTTACTAGATTGTCTATAAAAACCCTGTTTGGTACTGGTTTAGGGCTGATGTACTTATAGGTTGACATAGGACATGGAGAGTTTAACTTATAAGCGAAAGTTTTCCTATTATGGCACAGTCCTTAACCCATGGGTTGCACAAATCGCTATATATGGGTATAAAGGATATAGATTCATTATTTTATTTAGCTAATTAGTTAGAGATGTCTAGTCTATTGAGGGTTTCACAACTTCAGGGGGATGTGTGCCCTAAGTGTGGCGCTATAAGCACGTCAAAAATTACACAAACTCACTTGTCTACACGGATAGGCAAGCGTAATCACAAAAATACGTTAGGGCTTGTGAAACGATTCCATGTTTGCGGTAACTGCGGTTATACAGGTCGAGATGATTTAGACAATCCAGACAACATACCCTTTAACACAATCGGGGTGCGAGAAGACCAGCTTCAGTATTTAATAGCTCTAAATAATTCACTTTTGATCTCTTATCAATCTTCTGACTTAACTGATATTCAAAAGAAATTCATGAAGAGTTTATCATCTAAGTTTTCTAGAAGTAATTTAGCTGAAGAAGGAATTGAAATCTCCTGTAAGAACATTGACGCTCGTGTGTGTAACGCCTTGTGTAAGAAAGGGTTTCTGACATCTTTCAGTAATGAATTACTAGTGTTTAGTGACACTGGGGCAAAGTACATAAACAATCTCGTATTAAGTCTTAAATTATCGCCTGTAGTAGATATTAATAATTAAAAATAATGCCTGCTAAACTTTTAGAAAAACAATTAACGTTATTTACTGACCCAGTATCCATAATTCAAGCCAAACCTTTTGTTAAGTGGGCTGGTGGGAAAGCTAAACTACTATCTGAACTCGCTAAACGACTTCCCCCAAGTTTTAGTACTTACTATGAGCCATTTGTAGGAGGAGGAGCGCTATATTTCAAACTTCAACCTGGTGATGCAGTTTTATCAGATCGAAATTTTGAATTGGTGAATTGTTACAAAGCTATTCGAGATTACTCTGAAGACTTAATTGATGATTTGAAGATCCATCGATATAAAAAAGAGTATTATTACAATCTTCGTGACGCTGATAGAGATGAGAGTTTTTTAGATACATCTAGTATCTATCGGGCAAGCAGGTTCATCTATCTTAATAAGACCTGTTTCAATGGTCTTTATCGGGTCAATAAAAAGGGTGAGTTCAATACCCCTATCGGACGATATAGAAACCCGACTATCTGTGATGAAGGGAACCTATTAGCCTGTAGCGAGCTGCTTCAAGGTGTAACTATTGAGGCCAGGGACTATCAAACGGTTGAAGTTCACGCTAATAGTGGTGACTTTGTTTATTTTGATCCGCCATATAAGCCTGTGTCTGACACGTCAAATTTCACGTCGTATACAGCGGATGGATTCGGTGTTCAAGACCAACATAATCTCGCTGAATTGTGCGTGAATCTTTCCAAAAAAGGGGTTAAATTCATGCTTTCAAATTCAGATTGTGATTTTATTTTGGATCTCTATAAGGGATTCAATATTGATCGGGTGAGAGCACCTAGAAGTATTAATTCAAAGGGTAGTAAGCGCGGGAAAGTAGGTGAATTAATTATTAGGAATTATTAAAATGGACGCATTAGACAGGTTGTTACTAAATAAAGGGCAAACGATTCACATCGAAATTAGATCGATTGAAATTAATGTACAAGGTATCAAAATCTATTTCGGTTGTGAACCTAGCATAGATTTGTTAGAACCTATATTCCGTTGCATAGATGCGGGCATGCGGTTATCAGCTTTCTCAACAAACAAATTCAAGAGTTTAGATTTATCTAATACGGTGTACACCCCGGACGAAATTGGAATTACATTAGCTGAGACCTGGAAAGAGCAAGGGTATCAAGTCACAATATCTACACTGAGTAGTACAAAAAATAAGTGATGAAAGAAGTATCTGATTTTATACAATGCCTGGTCATTAGTGCAGTTCTTTGGTTTGTTTGGGATTCTGTTGTTAATGGTTCGGAATTACTGATCATTGATGACCTTAATCATATTGAATATAGGAATTATTAACTGTGAGCAGTAAAAGTATGAACCCTAAATATGTGTTCATTTCGTCCCCGTATACTCATGGTTCTCAAGCAGCTAATGTAAGAGAACAACACGACGCTTTTAATATCTTATTAGATTTATTGGGTCATCATCCGTTCGCACCATTATTTTCTCACTATCACGAGGTTGTGTATCCTACTAATTACGAAGCGTGGTTACGTTGGGATCTTGCCTGGGTAGAAAAGTGTGATTGTGTTTTACGGTTACCGGGTAAATCTGATGGTGCTGATCGTGAGTGTATGCACGCTTTAAATAACAACATTGAAGTTATCAGTACTAAGAATACTTTCAAATATTTGTTGCTGCCTGGGTTAAAGGAGTTATCGACTACCGAATTTCAAAATCTTAAGTGTTTTATGGAGTGTCTAGAATAATACATCGGCTTATCAAGGTGGTGAGCGCGGGAAAGTAGGTGAATTAATTATTAGGAATTATTGATTATGGGACAGTACTATAGATTTCGAAATTGGGTAACGGGTGAATCACGGACAGATGTCCCTTTTGTCGGTTTTACAAACTGGACTAACAACGGTGGCCTAACGTGGATGCCTAAAATTCATCAGTGGTCACAAGATCAATTAGCAGAGTTATTTGAATATGTATCTATACAAACTGGTTGGCCTATAGAACAGATTGAAGCTGTAGGAGATTCTGGTTACCGGTTCTATTTTGATGAAGGTTACTATCAACCTGGAACGCAATTAAAAACTAATGACCCTATAGTCATCGAACTTTGGGGTGATTATGAGTAAAGGAATATTATGGGCTGTTCCTACAATATGGAGTTGATGCTAATGAGTGGATCGATTGGAGTGACTACCAATTTTGCGCACAGAAATCATCGAAAGCCTATCAGAGTGGGTGCCTATGAAAATCGAGTTTATGTTCTGGAAAAATTAGCTTTTAAGATAGGGATTATTGATTATGGATTCATCAAGGTTAGCTACAGTTATTGCAGATAGTGTTCACGCTGACACAGGAGATCGCATAACCACCTTTATCCTACCCAGGTTTCCAAAGGTGTTATTACAGGAGCTTAATACCCACAGAGTTTTTTCACGTAATGCGGCTAGCTCTCGTGCGATTCCTGTAGCAAAAATGGTAGAGAAAGTGAAGTCTGATCCTTATATTCCAAGGTTTACCAAAGCCAAAAAGGGAATGCAGGGTATAGAGGATAACGATGAAGAGTTTCAGCAAAAATGTAAGGAAGAATGGGCTTTCGCATTAGACGATGCAATCGATTCTGCTTATGCACTTTTAGCATTTGGTTGCCATAAACAAAATGCCAACCGTTTGTTAGAGCCGTTTATCCGTGTTCCTGTTATTGTCACCGCAACCCGATGGGACAACTTTTTCAAACTTCGTTGTCATACGGATGCTCATCCTGATTTTAGAGAGGTTGCGATCGCAATGCGTGATGCAATGAGAGTGTCAGAGTCCCGGTCTTTAAGTCCTGGTATGTGGCATATTCCGATGTTTGATGAGTCCATGGAAGAATTGACTCTCTCAGATAAGCGGGTAGTCGCAACGGCTAGATGTGCCCGTGTCAGTTATGCCAATCATGATGGTTCAGTTTCATCACTAGATAATGATACTCAATTGCATGACAGGTTGCTCAGTTCTGGTCATCTATCACCATTTGAGCATTGTGCTGAGGCTATGGTCCCAAGCTTAAAGACAGATTGTAAGAACTTTGATAATTGGCAAAGTTATCGTGCTCAGTTAGAAGAAGTCATATCAAAATCATGAAAAAACAACTTTCGTTCCAATTGGATTCCACTAACCGGTTGGTACCGGTTTATCGCGATGAGCATACAACCTCTTGGGTTCCTACATCAAGACATTCAATTAAAGCCCCATCAGATATTGCTACACCCGGATATATGAAATGGAAAGCATTACTCGCAACCGGTTGTTATGAGGTGATTTCAATAAGACGATGATTAAACAATTAATTCGACATCTTAAATGGATTCTCGTTGACAGACCTCTTCTAAAGGCGAGTCGTGATGCTGAAATTCGACTAATTTACAATTTCCAGGATGCCTCTAAGTCGCCCATGGTAGACGCTGTAGATGAAGTGCAACAGGTTGTCACACATTACAACTATCTGCTACATACCCTAAACCCGAATCGGCCTGATGAATACCCCGGTTGGATACCCCGATTATCGGTCGAACGTTTCCAAACCCAGCTAATTAAGTCTGGGATAAAATTAACTTATAAGCGAATTCCATCTGAGGAACTATTAGATGCTCATAGCGATTGCCGGTAA